CACACCCACCAGCGTCCTTCCGGGAGCATACGCCTCCCAGGAGCCTCCGATATAGGACGCCGGCGAAGTGTTGGTGGATGTCGCCAGAATCGTGCCGACCGGCCAAAACGTATTACGAATCTTCGCAATAAGATGTTGTACGCCTGCCTGATCCAAATATGCAACCATTGTAGGTCTTGCCTTTCCGTGAGGAGTCGGCAAAACCGGCGGAGAGAAGACGCATAAACATACGTACGGCATTGTGTTCGGTACTAGTTATGGAATGTGTGTATTGACAGACGATCGACCTTCACCACATATTGGTCTCGTCGATTATTCTCTGACCGTTGGCAATCGTATTCGGCGACACGGCATTCCAACTATCAGTACAATCACGAACAGCTTTGCGGATACGGTCTATGGATCATTTGGTGAAAATAAACAGCTGACACTTCGAACGAATGAAGCATACACCACGAAAAACTCATCAATGGAGCCATATATCGCCGTCTATGTTTGGAGGCGCACCGCTTAAGCCGTCCTTCGCCAAATATAAACCGCGATATATGGCTGCAAGTTGTTATGCGGTTTGTCGTTTCCGCTAGTAATCGTAACTGCGCCAATCCAGTGGGATGCAGCCCCAGGGGTTGCTGATGTAGCTAAGCGAACACCGTAATCGTGATCAACGTTCATAAACAAAGCAGCGCTCGTTCCTGGAGCATGCGAATGTTTTGCTAATTCATCAATAGTTAGTTTATGCGTCTTCTCTCCGCCGGTTTTGCCGACGGTGAAGTCTGTATCGGTGTCCGATGCAGAGACCATTACTCGTCCCTGCGCATAGCGTTCCCAGGTGCCACCGAATAAACTCGCTGGGGACGTGTTGCTAGTGCTGAAATAGAGAGATCCAACGGGCTGGATCCGGTCAAGAACCTTCCTGACTAGATGCCGAGCCCCCCCCTCGTCAAGATAAGCTACCATGATATCATACCTCCTAAAATATCAAATTCTGAAGAAACCGTCGATCGTACTGGTGGGTATCGGTCCAATCGCATCGAGCTTCGCCTTGTCGGCTTTGGGCATCAGACCGTCTCTGGACGGCGTGGCGAGCGGGATGGATCCGACAACGTCGCTCGAGAGACCATCGAGCTTCTGCTTGTCCGCTGCCGACATGAGGCCGTTGGCCGACTGAGTGGCTACGGAGTATGTCGTGTTGTTGTCCGGAGGGACCTGCCACGTACCATCGGAGCGAAGGTACCGGTTGGACGCGCCCTGAGTCGGAGCCGGAACCAGACCTGAGGTGCCAGCTGCGGATGACGTGGCGCCATGCATGTTTCCGTATGTCGTATCCTGCGTGGTGAACGTCGAGGTCGTATTGTTGCCGCGTTTCACCGTGATGGTCCTGCCGTCCACGGTGAGCTCCTTCACATACGTCGAAGCGATGTTCTGACCGGTGGAATCGTTGGTGGCGGCATTGGCGTTGGCGACAGCCGACGTGATATCACTGCCTGGATGTTTATGGGCTTTAGGAGCGAATATGCCGGTGAGAACGCTCTTCAACACCGACCACAACACGATTCGGGTGCCTGCGGTGCCCTGCGTCGAGTCGATGATGAAACAGTCGGAATCAGCCGGTGCTCCGGTGATCTCGGTATAACTGTTGATTCGTGCCATGACAGCCTCCTATCAGGATTCGACCCACTGGGTCACTCCGGAAGCACCGGGCTCCCAGACATTGCCGGACACCGTCGAAACCCATCGCTTGCCATTATGACGCACCACGGCGCCTTCGGCGTATGCGTTGTTCGCATCGGTCGGCTGGGCCCACTCGGCGACGGCGTCGCCCTTCGACGTCCAACCCTCGACCCCTGGTTCGTGCATGTTGTAGTCCTCATCGGAGGACCACTGCTGACCGTCATGCATGACGACGGCCGCTGAATCATACGCGTTCTCCGCGCTGTTCGGCTGAACCCATCGTGCGACCCCATCGACCGATTTCGTCAGATCCATCCACTTGTCGGTAGCCGCATCAGGAACCGTGTTGGCCGGGACATTGCCGATGGCCTGATACAGGCTCTGCTGATAACGGACGATATCGTCTGCAATGTACGTCTTCGACGCATCCCAATTCGGGAGAATCGCTGCGACCTGCATCAGTTCGTCCGTGGATAGCGACGGAGCGATTTTCTGCACAATGAGACGAATCGCCGACTTTTCAGCGGCTGCAACAGCTGCACTTGCCTGCGCGTCCGCCTTCTCCTTGGCGATCTTATCGAGTTCTTCAGCGGTATACGGGATGTATCGCTGGATCTCTTCCTGTTCGTCATAAGCCGCCTTGGCTTCAACGCCTGGGACATCAACGATGGTCTTTACATCCTTGCCGAAGACGATCTTATGACCGTCCTCATCGAGAACCGGAGTGCCATCCGGACCAGTCTCATAGTATTCTTTAAGCACCTCGACATGGGATACTTCCTCGACGCCTTCAACAGCGTCGTGATGGACAGTGATGGTCTCGTCAACGAGCTTGCCAGCGTTCAGATCAATGTCGTCGTACTGCAATTCGTTGCCGTGTGCATCGAGAATTCTTGTCATTTTGACTCCTTTATTTAATGGCGAACATGCTATCGATCGTGGAATTTGAAATTGGACTCAGCACTTTCGGATCCAGCGTTGAATTGCGAATGAAATCCTGGAATTGCGATTCCCATTGCTTGATCAGATTCGCCGAATCGAACGTATTATTCACCAGTTCGGCGAATGGGGTGGCGCGTCCGATCTGATTCGTGATGTTCGATTGAGAGATTGCGGTAGCGCCGTTATTGATGCAAATGTCAGCAAGAACATACTCACGGACCGTTGTCGTGTTTTCGAGCGGTGGTCGTGACGGCGAACCGGACGCCTGTCCTTGTTTGATGTAGATTCGATTCCGTCGAACCGACGTCGACTTGTCGACACGGAGCACCACCGCATCGATGCGAGGCATGGATGGTGATGAAGCGGCCAACGTCATACGTTCGTCAGCGGTGACCACGGTCCACGTATGATTGAACCATGCTCGACCGGTGCCGACTGCCACCGTCATGCCGCCGACGGCGGTCACGACCATACCCTTGCCCCATGTGCGGAAGACGCCATCATTGATGACGCCATCGAACATGGAACCGAAAGTATCGGCATCATACGTTCGGTCGTGATTGACCGAATTGAAGAATCCTGAAGTATATGTCATTGAGATCTCCTTTCGATCAGATGAATCCCTCATTGATGGTATTGCCGTAATTATCCAGCACGTAATTACCGTACGAATCCTCAAGCGCGTCGATGCCTTCGGTGGAGAACGGCTCGAACGTCGGGTACTCACGGTAACCGTTGTCGTCCTCGTTTCGAACGTATTCAGTAATGCGTGCGGTCTTGTTGACACCATATGCGTTATCGAACTGAATGATGTCGCCGATATCATAATCACGATGATACTGAACCGATTCGAGCAATGCTATCTCGGCATCGAAAGAGTCATTGAATTTCTGCGACTTTAATTCGTCTTTACCATACTTTTCCAGTTCGGGATAAATGTCCGAATCCGGACGAGGATTATTGTTACCATCGTTCAATTTGGCATCGGAATCGGTATAGAACGTTTCTCTGATATCCCAACCGGAACGACCGGTATTATTCGCTACGTATTTGATAAGACGACGAGTTTTATTGTCCTTGGTTTCCTCACTCGATGCGACATATGCTGAATTGAAGAACTCGGTATCGTCTTCAATGGTATCCGAAGAGATAAGATTGTCGAATTTCGGCGAGAAGACCATGCAAGGATTGTCGGTTTGTTCGTAAGAACGATCCGTACCATACACGATGGAAAACACCAAATATGATGTCTTCCAATGGTCATCGGATTTCAGATCGAGTGAGAAACCCAAGTCATAATCGTCGCATATGGTTTTAATGGCATCATATACGTAATCACCATCGAATTCGAAGGTTTTCCTGTACTTCGGATCCAGTGGTTGTGAATTATCGGTTGCTATTTTGAAGTTCGGAATCTTTCGTGCAGGTTCCGAAGGTTTGATGATGTTTTCGTTCAATATCGTCTTGATGATCTCTCGAGGATCGACAGATTCATACTTGACTTTCTTCGGAATCACACGTCGAAGTAGCAACGATTCAAGCGAACGGCCGGAGATGATTAATTGGTCACCTTCTTCGATGTCCGTACTCAGTTCCGTTTTCTCGATGATCATGACATCATTGCGAGTCTCGATCTTTTTGCCGTTCTTATCGTATACGAACGGTTCTATCAGCCATAGGTAAAAACCTCGAGGAAACATGTTGATATTTGCCATAGAAGCTGGGAGGTAAAGTTCGAAGTCGCCATACCCGGAATATCGTTCAGTCCAAATGAGTGAACTGAACGTATCACATAAGCTGACGACTTCGAAACTCTTATCGAGCACGAACAGCTGCATGGAACGTTTGTTTAACTGTTCAGCCATATAACGTCACACTCCTGTATACAACGTTTCGTTCTCGATTGACATGTGGATATTATCCACACCAGAATTGGCAGAATATACGATAGTATTCGCACCTTTACGCAACGTGATGAATCGCACGTCTCGATTAATGGCGTTGAGAATGTTATACGAGACGCCGTCTCGAATGATCTCAACGTACTTCTGCTTCGGCACCGTGCAAATAACCAGTTCATCGCCTTTTTGGATGCCTTCGGGGATGATCTGTCTGACCTTATCCGTAAAGACGTCGATCTCCTGACCGGCCTCTTCATTGTAAATGCGAATATTATTCACCGGACCATCAAACGACATACGAATGATCACGCCGACTTCAGATTCGCCATCATACATGATGTTTTTCGAATGCATGTTCTGAATGGCACCAAACCACAACGCATTCGGTTCATTCACCGGATTATTCGCCCAGTTGAATGGGAATTCGAATACCGGTTCGACATTGGAAAAAGAAGTGACCCTATTCAACTCGTTGTCAATCCTGAACCATGGGTCGGGACATTTGACGACGATCGACGACGACTCTTTTTCGGAAAATATCGAAATCTCGTTCGATTCGACGATGCCGGTTGTGCGAACCGAACGGGTCTCAGCATGGAACACCAAGGTGATTTCCTCTTTTTCGGGGAAATACTTGTATGTTCCATGCCGAAGATCTTCGATGTTTTTACCGGATTCCGGATGATACGCAAGATTGATGGTGATCTCACGCTCATCCTTACGGGCGCCATTGAAGATCACACCATCGGTAGTGACGGTATTACTGGTTTGAAGCACGGCATCGACCGGTCCGAGACCATCAATGGCGACGACGTTATAGCCAGTCGCCATTGGGTTTCGGATGGGGAGATCGAGCGTGTCGCCACGAGCATTCGTAACAGTCATAGACTGAAACATTATCGACCTCCATTTCGATTCATTTGCTCGAATTGACGGAACTGCGTACGGGTCTGCTTGTAGATATCATAACGACTAAGCGCCTTCGGAGAAGTGTTGTTCTGCGTGAAGTCGTAGTTGTTGATGATCTGCTGAGGGGTCTTCTCAACACTTTCGGCAGCGTGACCGGCATCCCTCTGGCGAGGCATCGCAGTGATCTTGTCGATCATCTTGGACGAATATCCGATGCCAACTGTGTCGGACAGCATGGAATTCAGATATGCGGCTTGACCCTCGACGACCGACAGATCCATCACCGGAGTGATGGTCGGATTGACATCGAATTCCGGAATATCGAGCTTGCCGATATTGCTCAACGAGGAATCGACAACGTCGATGCCGCTCGTCATCATGGTCTTTGCGGCTCGAACAACTCCACCGACATTGTCGGCGATGCCGTTCTCCAAGCCCTTGTCGAACCACATACCGACCTTGGCCATGACACGTGACGGCGATTTGATCTTGCCTGCTTCCTTAGCTGCCTCAACAGCATTCGACACGGCATCTGCTGCGGCCTGGCTGACAACACCGGAATTGCGTGAGATACCCACGGCCAAACCGACTGCCAGATAGGAACCGGCACTCTCGAAGCTTCCCCGATATGCACGAGCACCGTTGACAGCGGCACTCAGCGCGTTATTGAAGATGCCCGAAAGATTGCCGATACCAGAACGCATGCCGCTGCCCAGACTGTTCGCCAAACTACGTCCCTCTTGCGAGAAAAGACCGTTGTACGAGGAAATCGCCTGAGCGACCAGGTTGAGACCGGTACGAGTGGCTCCGATTATCGGCGTGAACGATGCCTGCCAGATCGAAGCGAAACCGCTCAACCAAGTGGCGAGAGCATTCAATGCCGAACGGATCTGGTTTGCTCCAGAATTCGCAGCACTTGCAGCGGCACTCATCTGAGACGAGAGATTACCGCTCAGATTGATACCACTGAAAGCGGAATTCAGGGCATTCACGGATCCGGTCAAGGTCGTTGTGCCAGTGCTCAACGCCGTGTTCAACTCGGACAGACCAGTGCTAATGGAACTATTGGCATTTTGAATGGCCCTGACCAGAGACATGAACGATGTCGCGGCGAGCGTGGACACGGCTTGCTGGAACGCCGTGACTCCGCCATACTCGGCAGGCATTCCGCCCATGACCTTGGACAACGAACCAACGGCACTGACGCTGGCCGAAATATTCGAGAAGTCCAGTCCAGCTACATAGGATGTGTAGTTCGACAATCCGACACCAAGCTGAGTAGCAGCCGTGATGAATCCGACCGATGTACCTTCCATCTTCATGCCGCCAAGACCGTTGACGACATTGATTAACGAACGCAATGGAGCGAACGTCGGTGTGATGGCATCCGGAGCCACCTCGGAAACGGCGTTGTAGTATCCAGCCAGACCGTTGCCGAGCTGTGTTGCAGCAGCCTTTATGGGACCGAAATCGCCGACCTGACTGAAGTCGCTCTTCAGAATCTCGGTCAACGACTTAACTGCCGGAACAGTGTTCTGAATGGCTCCGACGTTGACATCATCACCGGATACGGCTTTGCCATATCCGGCAAGTGCCTCGCCGAGACCCTTCAGACCTTCAGTGAGTGTGCCCCAGCTCTTACCGCCGGCGATCTTCTGCCACCAGCCGTCATCGGAAGGAACGTTCTGGAGAACGTTGTTCAGCGTCTTAACGGCCGGAACCGTCTTCTGAATGGCTTCAATATTGACACCATCGCCGGAGACGGCTTTGCCATATCCAGCAAGTGCCTTGCCCATTCCGGTGAGTCCGGTGGACAGCGTGCTCCAGTCCTTGCCACCGGCGATCTTCTGCCACCAGCCGTCATCGGAAGGAACAGCGTTCAGTACACCGTTCAATCCGTTGAGTGCTTCAATGGAAGCGCTTATCGGTCCGGGCTGAAGTCCAGTTACGGCAATACCGTACATACTCAACGCCATGCCCATTTGGACGAGGCCGTCGGATAAGGTGCTCCAGTCCTTACTACCGGCAATCCTCTGCCAAAGCCCATCGTCGGCAGGAAGCGCATTCAGCACTTGTGTCAATGCTTGAGCAGCCATGGCAGACGACACGATGGATGCTGAATCCAAATCAGCAACCACTGCGGAGTAGTCTTTTAATGCTTGGCCAAGCGGTACCAGCTTGGTTCCGAAATTCTCAATACCATCGCCACCGGTTATGAAACTGGTGATGGCATCGAGAAGATTCGAAGCCGTGAGCTTGAGCACCACATTAGCCAAAGTATCAACTGCCGTTGCGACAGAGCCATCGATCTCTTTGGCTCCGGCAATGAATGGCTTCAGATTGGTCATGAAGTTGGACAAACCGGTAGCCAATGCCGGCAGCGAACTTCCAATCGCTCCCATGATGGCACCGGTAATAGCACCCGCAATGGATCCGATGAATCCGCCAAGTGCGGCTCCGATCTTCGCCATGAACGCAGCGCCTTCAGACACTAACCAGTCGACGCCGGGTATCTGCTTAATGGCACCAGCGGCAACGACGATGGCAGAGAGACCGGCGATGAAGGTCGCCAAAGCGGTGACGCCACTCATAGCGGCACCGACGTTGATCAGGCTCATGATCGCTGCCGTTGCGGATATGGCCAGAATGGTTCCGGACAACGACGCTGCGATGGTGCCAACGCTGTCGATGTTCATGGCGGACATCAGTCCGAAGACCAATGCCAACTCGGTCAGGATTGCAGCCATTGCCGAGCCGACAGCCAGAACACCGAGGACGTTCTTCTTCGCGGTCTCCATGATCTTGAATGCGCCGGTCATGGCGATCAAGGCCGTGGATAGCGATACCGCCGATGCCACGGTGTTGACTGGATTCAGCAGATTCATGAGCGCGAAGACACCGGTAAGGGCTGTCATGAGCCCGATCATGGTGCCGCCAACCATCAGTGCTCCAATGACATCTTTCTTCATCTTTGCCAACGCCTTGAATATCAAGGCCATGACTCCAACGGAAAGAAGTAGCGAAGTAAGCACCGATGGATCGAGATTGCGTATCGAATCAGCGATGGCAGTGAATATGGCGGTCATGATATTGCCAAGAGCTGCTGTAATCTCCGGAGCATGACCGGCCACGGCGTTAAGCGCTGCAACCAGAATGGTTACAAGACTGTCGGTGATGGTGTCAGCGTGTGCGGCAACCACCTGCAATATCTTATCGATCATTGCTACGACGGTTTCGGCGACTGCCGGAACTTGCTGGACAAGCCACGCCATAAGATCCCTGAGAATCGATGACAACGCGTCAAGAATCTGAGGCAAAGCAGCCACGATCACCTGAAGAACGCCGATCAACGCGGTCACCAAAGACTTCGCCAATGCCGGAATAAACTGAATCAGAGCGTCGAGCGCCGTCGCCAGAATGCCACCGGCAGCGGACCCGGTGGCTGCGAGAGCGGTGAGGCCAGCTCCGGCAAGTGCCATGCCGGCGCCGATGGCGAGGCAGGCGAGACCGAACACGCCCATGGCTTTGGCGACTGCCATAAGCTCTGCGGCCATCGGGCCGAGAACCGTGCCTGCGAATCCGAGTCCGAGAAGAGCCCCATAGAATCCAGTCAACCCAGTAATGAGCTGCTTAAGATCCATCGATCCCATAAGACGGATGGCGACGGCAAGGACCGTGATTCCAGCGGCGAATGCCATCATCCCTGTGGCTTGACCAGCCATGTTGTTGGGCATGAGATTCATGGCCGCAACCATACCCGCTAAAGCCAAACCGAAACCGCTGAGACCCTTGGCCAGACTATTCAGATCCATTCCGCCAAGGACCTTGATCGGAATGGTCAAGGCCACGGCCGCCGTGGCAAATGACAATATAGCGGCTGAAGCCATCAGCATTCCGGCAAATTGGCCATTGAACTTGCTGAATAGTGCCATGGCTCCGGCGAAGGCGCCGAGGGTGATGACCAAAGCGCCGACGCCTTTGGCGAGGTCATCAAGATCCATGCCGCCGAGCACCTTGATCGGGACCGCAAGAAGCACCATGGCGGTCGCGAATGCCATGATGGCCGCTGCGGACTTCCCATAACTGCCGCCTATACCTTGGATATAACCGAGTCCGGCCATCGCGCCGGCGAGGACGCCCAAGCCAATCGCTATCGAACCGAGACCCTTAGCAAGATCATCAAGGTCCATAGTGCCAAGGATCTTGACCGCGGCGGCAAGAGGAATCAGAGCCGTCGCCATCAAGAGAATATTCTTGCCGACACCGGAATAATCAGCACCGAATTTCGCACCGGCGCCAAGACCGCCCATGGCTGTGGTCAGAAGAACGATGCCCAGTGCGACGGCATTCATGGAACGCGCAAGGTCATCGGGTTTGACGCTCGCAATCATGAGAATAGCTCCGGCGAGCACGGCCAAGGAGGAAGCCATCAATATGAATCCAGTGCCCAACTTAATCATGTTGGTGCCGACGGCATTCAGTCGTTTTGGCTTGGCCGTTCCCATCAAAGCTATTGATCCGCCGAGAGCGACGATCGCAGTGGCCATCGATCCGAATATCACCGCAATTTGCGCGGGATCCATGTCCTTGAGCATATAGGCGGCTTCAGCCATAAGCTTCATGGAAGCGCCAAGCGCCACCATGGCCAAAGCAACCTTATTCAACGCATCGAAATCAAAGACCAGTTTTCCGGCTTTGTTGGTTACTTCTGCCAAAGCAGCAAGTCCAGTCATTATGCCGGTCATGACGGCAATGATGGCGGTCATGGCGCCAAGTGCCGGCATGATCTTTTCGGTCCTAATGGTCGACAATTGCGTTAAGGCGTCAGCAAGCAACTTGATCGACGCAGCGATGGCGGTGATCGAAACGATCTTGAATGACTTGGCGAAGTCCTTAAATGAATTACCGATATCATCGAGAGTCTTCTTCAGAGCGCCTTTGAAGGTCGATTTCTCAAGATCATCGCCAACTTCATTGAGTCCCTTGATGAACTTTCTAAGACCGACAAGAACACCAGTCAATAAACCGCCATTGATCAACGACAGAATCTGATCAAGAGTGATCTTACCGTTAAGATCGCCGAAGAATCGCTGGATGGCTTCTCCGATTTCCCGAACACGATCGCCAATCCAATCAAATACCGGTTGAAGCGATTGCACTGCCGAAGCGATCTTATCCGAAACCTTCTGAGCGATATCAGGAACGGTTCCGAATTTATCTTGGAATGCCTGTTGGAATTCGATACCGTATCGATCGACTTCTTTAGTCCAATCGGCCAAGGCGTTGCTGATAATACCGAGAATATCGGGGAATCCAGAAGAGCCCTTCTTTAAGCCATCAAACATGCCATCGAATACACCACTGATGGATTTGCCAATGGTTTCGACGACGGTTCCAAGCGACGAGAATGCAGATTCCCAGAATTTAATAAGATTGGTAACAACCTGAGATTGTCGAACGTATGCAGCAAATGCTCTGGCACCATCAATAACCGATGAAGCGATATTAATGAATGCTCCAGAGATTTTTCCAGCAAAGCCAAGCAATACACCGAAGCCCTTGGCTACCAAACCAACAGCACCGAGAAGTGCCTTAAATGCTGTCGCCACAACCTTGGTAGTTGTTCCAATGACATTCAGCAACTGAGGCGAAGGCTTCAGCCCTTCGGTGAACTTGCGGAAAGCTTCAGTAAGTGCATAAATGGTATCACCACTCATGCTAGGCATGACTTCGTCCCAAGCCTTGCCCACCGCCTGAATGATCGTCTTCAGGGAATTCCAAACATTAGCTAGGCCCTGAATGACATTCTCTCGACCGGACATCCGCTGCATTTTGTTGGCGAAATCATCAGCGGAAATACTGCCATTTTGAAGACCTGCATTGAGTGCGTTTAGTTGGTTGATCTGCGCATTAGTGATGCCGAGATTCTGTTTCTTCGCATCGTCATAGCCGTTAACCTCTTGGGTCAAGCGGTTAACGCTATCTTTCAGAATATTAGCGTTGACCCATCCTTTTCGCAACGACTTCTCAAATGAGCCGTATTCCTGAATGGCAGCACTTGCTCCGGCACCGGCTGCGTCTCCGGTCTCCTTTAATATGTCATTAAATCGCTGGGTATCGACAATTCCTTGATTCACCAGCTGCTTGTATCCGGACGAGAACCCGGAAGACAGTAACTGGTTTCGAGCCTGCGATTGGGCGTTGATGATGTTATTGATCTCGTCGGAAACACCGGTCCACAGATCCTTGGCTTCTTCGAAATCACCAAACAGGATTTGCATCGACTGAGCCCAACCCGAACCGACTGCTTCCTTGGCGGTATCAATAAGCTGCGAGAATGTCTTGACCTTGGTCGCGGCATCCTGAGCGGTCTGGGCGAGCTGGACAAGCTGACGAGCTTCTTCCTCGGTGTAGCCCTTGGAGACGAGCGACTGAACGGCCTTCTCGACATCAGTGATGTCCATGGCTAGGATGTTCAGCGACTGGGTCAGAACATCCGAAGTCAGCCAACCCTTCTGAAGTGAATCACGGAATGAACCCTCAGCAGCGATATACTGCTTAGCGCCGGTACCGAGCTTCTCCGAAGTCTGAACCAACAGATCCTGAAAGACCTGACCACCCATACCAGCGTTGACGACAGAGTTCCAGTCCATAAGCTTGACCGTACCAGTGGCCAATGCCTGAGATAGCTGGTACATAGCGGTCGAGGCCTGAGCAGAACTCGAACCAGAAATAGCGGCTAGGTTAGCAATACCCTTGATCGAGTTCACCGAAGTCTGAAGATCAACACCGGCGGCTGTGAACGTACCGATGTTCTTTGTCATTTCGGTGAAATTATAAATGGTCTTATCGGCGTAGGTATTGAGCTGATTCAGAGCGGTATTGACCTGAGTGAGATTGGTTCCCTCCTTCTGGGTGTTGGCAAGAATGGTCTGAACCGAGTTCAGCTGAGTCTCATACTCTTCGAAACCGCTACGAATGCCATTGGTCAGATTACTGGCAAGTTGCATGCCATACGTAGCAGCTTTGGCCGCAAGATTGCCCATGGCAACAACGCCGATGGCCTCAAGGGCCTTGAAATGCGGTTGAACCGCATCAAGCTGCTCGCCGATAGGTGTGGCCTTGAAGGTATTCACACCGTCCATCAAGGAATCCCTCATGGAAGAGATTCCCATTTTGACGTTTTCAACGCCCTTCTGAATCGGGCCCAAATCGACACGATTGGCCGCATCATTGATACCATCAATCGCGTCAACGGTTTGTTGAATACCGACAGTATTGGTGCCGATCTTTCCGATTGCAGAGTTTGCTTCAGCGGCAGACTGCTGCACCTGATCGGACATCTTGTTCGCAGCGGATGCGACACCGGTTAAATTGACGTTATCGGAAGCGGCGCCAATCTGTTGAACACTCTTCTGAGCGCTCGAACCCATCTCAGCAAAGTTGTCAGCCGCTTTTGACGTGGCTTTGCTGACATCCCTTTGCATATCAGATGCGGACTTGGAGACACTATCAAACTTGACTTTCTTGGCAGCTTTATCGAGCTCTTCAAACGACTTGGTGTCGCTGAAATTGAACGCTTTCTTGAGCTGCTCCAAAGCCTTGGTAACACGAGATACGCCTTGCTGCAAGGACGAATCGTCCATGGACAGCTTGACCACACGTTCATCGATGTTAGCCATTAGTCACCGCCCTCCAGGCTTCATCAGCCAATTGATCGAATGTTTTTGCAAGCGCCGGGTTGATGTAATCGCGTCCAGCAACGTATCCACCAGTTCCGGTGCCGTGTCCATACTGGAGAATAATGGCGATGTTCACGCCATCGTTGACATTGGAATTGGTAAAAATAATTTCGGATCGATGTTTCGACCTATGGACCTCATACCCCCAGGCAGCGGCTGTCGCGCCACTATCAACAGGTGTGGCGTTGGACAAAGCATCAACGCCTCGACGTCCGATTCGATCCAGCACTTTGAGATATCGTTGTTCTTTGATGTTAGTGATAAAACGATCAAGGCCACTGAAGTCGCCGTTGACCTCCACCCTGATACCCGTCATGACTAACCTCTCGTATTAAAACGTTTACGATTCTCCGCAAGGATACGAGCACGTTCGGCTCTGTTGTCTTTGGCGCTCATACGATTGTGTTTATCGCCCTTCGAATTTTCCACATCGATAAGACGTATCAATGTCAACAAACGATTGATATGCCAGTATTGAGCGCTCCAATCGATGCCTCGGGCAGTCATCGCGGCATAGATGATCTCGGAAGACGTGAACGAATTGACATGGGTCTTCGTTTCACGTCGATCTTTGATCACCGTCGCGGTATGAGGATCGGCAATGTACTCCTGAATAGCCCGCCTATCGGCATCGGTCAAGCGAAAATATAAAGAAAGGGCATGTTCAGAATCCTGATCCATGCACCAAATGTAATAATTGCTCTCCTCTTCGGTTTTGGATTCCTTGGAGAAGAACGGCTTCTTAAATTTTGATTCCCATTTTGAGATTGCGACAAGGTTATGCTCGAGCCGGAGGGTCACGGCGGGAGCGGCTGCAACAAATGTTCCAGTGTTCTCATCATAACCCTCAACCTCTGAAAGAGTGAGCTCGAGCATAATCATTCCTTACTTGACGCGAAGACGCTGACCCGGATAGATCAGATTCGGATTCGCCAAACCATTCAGATCACGAATGTGCTGCCAGCTAGTGCCATATCGAGCGGCGATGGCTGACAGATTATCGCCCGACTGAACAGTATAGTATTCAGCAGTCGGCTGGGGCGATCCTCCGGAAATAGTCAGCACTTCACCCGGATAAATCAGATTCGGATTACCAGAATGGAAACCGCTGATCTGAGACTGAGCGACACCGAGCTTGGCGGCAATGCTGGACAGCGTGTCTCCAGGCTGAACCGTATATATCCGACCCGGAGATACGGGAGCAGCGAGCTTCTGATTCACCAATGCCTGAACGGCGTCATAACGAGTACCGAGCTTCTGCTTGCGAGCATCACCGTCACCGAATTCACCACGAATCACGGCATTTGCGAGATCGTCATCGGAACGTCCGGCAAGCGGATCGACAGGCTGTGAAGGAGGAACATTCGAAGTGTTTCCACCACCGGTCACATACTTGTCAAACGTGGCGCCATCGCCGTAGAACTTGTTCAAATCCAGATTTCCATCGTATCCGGGAAGACGACCGGCAGAAGAATACTGGCGAATGACGCAAGCGTAAGCACCTTCGTTCCATGGAGTACTCTGATAACCAGTAGGAATCATATTCGCATACTGCGCGATCCACAAACCACAGTTCTGACGATTGGCGACTGCGGCGACCTGAGCATAATAAGATGCCGACGAGTAAATGAGCGGAGGAATTCCCGTACGAGCCTTCACCTGAGCGACGACTTGTTCGAGATACCCCTCATTGCCCCAAGCGGAATTCTCTTGAGATTCCCAATCGATACAGAACAAACCTTTGCCGACCCAATTGGCGCAATTATCGACGAAGTAATTGGCTTCGGCGATGGCGTTGCCACCGGAGACGTAATGATAGACGCCGAAACGCTTTCCGGACTGACGTGCCTGTTCAACTTGTCGAGCGCAGTCAGGAGAAACATATCCAGTGCCCTGAGTGGCCTTTGCGATGACGAAATCGGCGGGAACAGCAGTAAGATCGATGTAGGCCTGCCAATTCGAGATATCGATACCATTGAGAAACATGATATCTCTTTCGAGAGACATGATAGCTCCTTTCCGTTATAATGGTCAGGCCCTCTGAAAGATGATGGCCAAGAGAACGTATAGCATCAATTGTGGCTAATGTTGTTATCTTCCAGAGAGTCTGACCACCATAAAGGTGGCCAGGAAGAATTACTTCCTATTTTGAACGACTCAGGACAGGGCGAGTGCGTTCGGTTCGTCGACAGCATTTGGTTCGTCGACAACGAAATCGGACGATTCGGCAGTGTGAGTTCCACCACCAGGGGTGGTGGGCTTGAACATGTTGATCACTTCGGCAATCGTAGGCAGAGTCGGAGAAGTGGTGCCAGTGCCACGTCCATACAGCTTGTCTTCGAGTGCCTTGAGCTTGTCCTTATCGACCTTGGTGGAGTCGATGGTAACCTGAGCAGTTGCAGTCACGCCATCGACACCGACTTCGACCGGATCGGTGCTGATCTCCCAGCTCAGGGTCTGTGCCTCAGGAGAATCATTGACGGTCGCGTATTCGCGCTCAGACGGGGCTGCGGTGGCACCATAGATCAGGTGCAGCTTGTAGCCATAGTTGATGCCAGCGGTGTCGTTGCCGACCTTGGTACGATACGAGAAACCGAACTTGCGACGAGCCTGCTGACCAACGGTAACGCCCTTAACCGGAGTGGCCTGACCATCACACGGAGCGAACTCCGGCGGATAAGTGAAGGCCTCGATGGTGGCGCCGAATTCCTCAGCGGAAGTCAGAGTCAGGTACTTGATGTTATCGGCGTACTGAGCGGACGCTTCAGCGCCGGAAGGCGATTCGGTGACGCCAGTCAGACCGTTCCAAGCGACACCGGCATCGTAGCCGCTGCCGTCCTCCTTCATGACGAACAGAACGCCACGATCGACGCCAGTCTCATACGTACGTTCACCGGTCTTATCCCAAACAAGAGCTGCCATGGGATACTCCTTTCAGAAATAAATGACAAATGAGTCGTGATGCAGATTTTCAGTGACGTAATGCCTGTCGAAAAGGCATTTCGGAAGCATCGCGACTCGATCTGGTATGGATGAATCGGGATCTTTTTCGATGACAGTCACCTGGTAACGCTTCTCATAAATATATGGCGCGTCATCAGCGAACTGTGTATCGGCACTCGTCCGTTCATAAACGATTGCAGGATATTCGATTCTTGATGGAGCCTGAAAATAAACATGCCCCGAGAAATTCGGTGTTACATTGCGAACATCATCGGGAAGTGCCTCATAAGCTTCACTCATGAGATTCTCAAGTATCCGTTGTAGTTCCTCACGGGGTCTGCTCATGATACTCACTTCCCAGTTGCAATATGACACGGGGACGCTGGATCTGAACGGACGTGATTTTCCACAATCCGCCCATCCAACGCACATAACGCAACGCTTGCAGATGATTATTGAAATACGGGTCCAAGATGATCGATATCGACTGATCCAGTCGCATCGGTTCATTCACCTCGGACCCGGTATTCCAACGAACGGTATTGCGAATGACAGTGCCTGTGTACTGTCGTTCGACAATTTCATCTCGATATACACCGGGAGCCGTCTTCACCTGTTCCGCGAATCCTACTGCTCCAGCGAATCGGGCCATTGATCACCCTTATATCAAGCGGACTGTGCGGGAAGCACTGCCTTACCGTACTTGCGAGCCTTGCCACCGGCAGTCAAGTCAACCACGGAGATGACCTGACCACTGGTTCCGGTGACCTTTTGTCCTGGTGTGAATGCAGTCCATTCGGAAGTCGTCACCGTCTGATCATACGTGATCGTCGGAGCGGCATTCGCAGTGGTCACACGATAATATCGAGTGTTACCTGCTTCAACGTTAGGAGTCACCGTCACCGAATATCCGTCGGCTCCAGGGGTGGCACCAACGGTCAAGGTTCCAAGCGTCGGCGCGGTAACCGTGATCTGAGCTTCACCGGTCACCTTGCTGCCATCCTGAGCGGAAGCCACGATATGGGCAACGCCGGCGGTCTTTCCGGTCACGAGACCGGATTGTGACACGGTAGCAATAGTCTCCTGCTTGGAAGACCACTTGATATTTTGATTGGTCGCATCGGTTGGGGTGATCGTCGCCCTGAGCTGAGTAGTGCCTCCAATGGCGATCGACTGCGTGGAAGGAGCAACCGCGATGGCAGTCACCTTCTTGTCAGTCGATTCAGGAGGCGTCACGCTTTTGGGGCTGCCTCGATCACGATCGCGGACTTCGGCTTGGTCAAAGCGGCCGACATACGGGTCTCAATCAGGTACTTGTACTGGTTGTAATCGATGTCGAAGTCGTTGAACGAAGTCACATCGCCGCCACGATCGGTGCCGACGGTGATGTCACGAGGATCAACGATGATAGCCTGAAGGATGTTGTGGTTCTCCAGCTTGAAGTTCTCGAGCAGCGGAACCTCAACGATCTTCTGGACACCGAGCTCGAATGCCAGAGCGGCGTCGGAATCGTACAGACGACGACCCATCTGATCACGCTGCACGGCGAAGCTGGCGTGCAGGGTCGGGGAAACGAATGCGGTCAGGACGCCAGAACCCATGTAGCCGACCTTGGACTGACGGATACGGTCAACCAGAGCGGTCTGGGTTTCGTCGGCCTTGCCCACGGAATGCATCACATACAGATCGTCGTCGGAAACGACCGGACGAATGCATTCAGTGTTGATATGATCCTCAGCGGAAACTTCACGGCCGTCACCGATAAGGATTGCGCGAGCGACTTCCTCATCAAGCTGGATACGCATTTCACGCATCAGGAAGTTCACCACAGAGAACTCGGTGATGTCGAGCACATCATCACGGTCCACCTTCTGCTTCTTGTAGATGGTGGTTGGCGTGGTCTGACGCTTGTACGCCGTGATCATTTCATCGAACTTGCGATGATTGTTGTTACGATCAAGCGTGAAGCCCTTAGCACGAGCCTCATCCGGAGTCAGGTCAACGTACGCGGACTTGATGCGAGTCCACGGAACCTTATGGACGCCGTTCAGAAGACCAGCCACCCACTCGGTGTCACGCTTGTACAGATCGGGCTCAGTACGCTCGGCGCGGGCATCCGGGAAGAACACGTCAATGTTCTTGATGCCGTAATTCTGGGCATGCTGAAGCACGAACTTCTGAAGAGAGCCGGACGGATCTCGCTGAGCAGCTCGGAAGAAGTTCTCCTGAGCATGGGCGAAATCAGTAGCGCCCTTCACACCTTCAGAATGCATAAAGCTCTGATAATCATCAGAGTGTTCGAAAGACGTAGCGCCTTCGGTAGCATTGTGTTCGAAGATATTCATTTCATCTCCTTCATCCGCCGACTGTTCGACGGTTTGCTGTTTATTGGATTGTTCACCCTCGGTCTTGGCCGATGTGGTCTTACCCTCATTCAGAGCCATACCGACAAGACCTTCGACAAGCGCTTTCTGCTTATCATTCAGACTGTCGTAGACCTTCTGAGGATCCTCGTCATCCGATTCAGCATCGGAATTGTCCGAATCAGTTTCTTTGGATTTTGCGGTTTGTTTGGCAGAATCGTCGGAAGCTGGTTCATCCTCTTTCTTGTGCTTCTCCACATTGGAATCTGCGTGAAGCACTTCATTCAGAGAATCTTCAGAGAATACCTCCGAAGGATCTCCAGACTCGTCACCTTGTTCGATCTCGCACAGGAAATTAGCGCTGATCGAGGACGGATCTTCAAACGAGTCACCATCATCAGAATGACGAATCACATTATCAATAGTCGCCTCTGGGTTAGCCCCAGCAAAGACCAACGACACTTCACGGATCTTACCATGAAGCACATCGGCTCCTTCCTGGACTACCTTATTAGCGGCAATGGACAGCGACATCATATCGCCATGTTGAATAATGCCGCGAGCAGCCTTACCGGCATCGGTATCATTCAAATAACCATATGCATAGACGCCATCATCACGGTTTTCCAACAACGCCTTACCGATCACGGAAAGCGGACTGGTATGATCGTGCTGGAACACCAGAGGAACCACGGTGCCATCCTGATCGGCAAACGCGTTTTTACGAATGACTCGACCATCGGAGCAAAGAACATCGTTCTTTGTAGCGTAGCCACTGAAATCACTCTTAAAGCCATCAGCCATATGGATCACTCCTTTCTCGAATTAATGTTATTTCTTCGTTCTAGACTTTTTCTTCGTCTGAACAGCTTTGGTCATCGAAGCATCGGAATAGAGTTTATTGATTTCACTATCCAGAGTCTTCGAATAATCAGAACGAGTCTTCTGCGCAAACTCGATATACTTCTTCTGAAAATCGGCTTTCGCTCGAGCATTGTCTTCGCGCAATCCTGCGATCTTGCGTTGAATCTGCTTACCGAGCGTCTTCTTCTTTTCAGGAGTGAGTTGTTTCATTTGCAATTGCAACTGACGAATCTGATTAGCCATTTCCACTGAAGATGAATAAATCTTTTGATTCCGATTACTCTGTTCCTTCTTGAGAACCGAATAACGTTCCTCTCGGATTCGTTTGGTAATATAAGCTTTCGCTTGCTTACCTTCATCATTCAATGTCTTGCCTTGAGTATCATATCCTTTGAGGTGTCTAGTCTTCATGTAATATTCATGAGCTTTGACTGGATCATAATACTTTGATGCGTAGTGTTCAAACGATTCGGTCATTCCAGTTCCTTTTCAAGATCCGCAAGATCGGCATCATTCTTATCGAACGCTGCTATTTCCGCATCGTATCGTTCCTGGGTCATTGGTTCTTCGTCAGAGCCTTCAGACTGACCTTCATCAGTAAGACCGGACATATCTGATCCCGAATCAGCCTTGTTGAGGTTCTTGTTACGAAGTTCATCGGCAGCAGGATCGTCGACTCGAGACATGCCGAGAACCGAACGGAATTCGTTCGAGGTCATGATCTCGTTTCGTGTGAACTTATCAGCGAGTTCAGCAATCTGATCGACCGGAGCCAGCTTGAACGGATCTCGGAAGAACTTAATGGTCTGTCCTTGAGATCGAGCGGTCTTCGTAAGGAACTTGGCGTTCATCGCATCACAGATCGACGAGATGATTGGTTCGATCGTGCGATTGTGATAGTTCAGCATTTCCTCAGCAGTAGCGGTGCCATTGGCAATTGCTTCCGATACGCCCAATTGACCGTACAACATGGTTGTCAGGTATTTGATCTGTTCAAGAAGGTTATTCTCAACAGATCGATTCAACTGGGTAATGCGTTCAGTGCCATCGGTATAGGCGATACCATACTTCGAACCAGTGAGCTGCTTTTCGATGTCGGAACGACGACGTTCGGCTTCCTTACGGCGAGCATCAGACTTAATCGTATACGGAAGCTGAAGAATCAAATCCAATTTTCCAGAACTGGATTGATCATCAATCGCATCCAAAAGATTAAGTTTCCGAATCAATCGCTGAAGCGTCGAATTCGGTTCGTTCATGACCGAGTATAGCGGGTTCTCAACGATTGCCACCCAGGTCTTGGGAATAACAAGTTCTTCTCGTTGACCTGAAATATCGTTGTATACCGATACTCGAACATGCTGAGGCATCCATGAAATGATTCTTCCAACCCTCAATTCGTAAATATCATACGAACCGAACGAATTTGGATCATCGGATGTCTTTACCGGAACAGCAGCTGCAACACCATCATCGAACATCGTGGTTGTCAAATCATGAATGAACTGACGACCGGTTTGATCGATATTGGCCGCAATGTTGAGACAATCGTCCAAAGGATCCTTGATTTCCTCAATGTATTGGCCTTGAGTATCCAATCGGCAATGTCGAATCGTCAGCGTCGACACGTCGAGAGCAACCCTATTATACAACGCCGAAACAATAGACCGTTCGTTTCCACCGGTGAAATAAGGCCGATCGGGATTCAACGAATATGATTGTCCAACGTTTGGAATATACTTTCCTGGAGGAGTCGAAAAAGCATTCCAGAATTTACTGATTCTTGTTAATGCGGTAGCCATGTCAGTTCATCACCTTCTTTCGAACGGCTTTAGCAACGAACTGGTTGTTCGACGGCTTCTTTCGAACTGCCTTAGCCGCAGGCATAGTTGAAGCCCATGCTTCTGGAATTAATTTCTCTAATCCCAGAGCCTTGGCGCGTTGTTTGATCCACGCTTTAGCTTTCTCAGGGTCTTTGGAGCGACCATACGAACTAATGGCATTCTTCAAATCTTTTTCGTTACGAATTGGAAAGCTTCCATCAGGAAGGGCCTCTCCTTCCTGCGAAAGTTTTTTGCGAAGAGCAGCCTTAAATTCAGCCATGATTCACCTCCTTACTCGAATGCATCTCGATTGTTCTTGAATGCGATGAAAGCATCCATCATTGCAGCAACGGCATCAATCTTATCTTCACGACGAGCCTTGTATAGCTTTCGATTACCGTTGGTATCTTCCAATGTCATACAATTTGCCATGGTGAATGACATCAATGATTCATCAAACAACAAACGACGATCTTCAGCGAGTTTCTTCAATTCACCAAGCGGAACGGATTCCGTCTTGGCACCCTGAATGACTTTCTCAATGGCGAAAGCACCATTGTCTTGAGTCCATCGTTCGACGAATCGTTTGGCATTGTACGGATCATAACCGAATGCACGAACATCATACTGGCAATCAATGATGTGTTGATCAAGATCATCGTACACCAGATCCATGTCAAGGGTGGTTCCTTCCATGATATGCAAAGAACCTTCTCGAATGAATTCCTCATACTTCTGACGAGCAGCTGTGGGAAGTTTCGTCAAGGTATACTCGGAAATATAGTTTCGAGTTTTGATTCCGAACACTTCGCCACGCAGTGGGAACATGAAGGTGAACGAACAGAAATCGTCGCCTTGCGAAAGATCGGCACCGAGTGCGCATGGCAATCCCCAGAAGTCCTTCTTGGTGTGCGGAAGTGTTTCCTCATACGTAAAGAAGTAGGTATAACCTTCCATAGGGATGCCGAAACGTTTAGCCAAAATATCATTACGATTTGCCGGTGCTTTTTCCGCACGTTCAACATCATTCTGTAACGTTTCATACGTTACGGTGATGCCAATGTTCGGATTCGATTTCATCCAAGTTGAAGGATCGGCGACCTCTTTGACATCGTCCTGTCGATAGTAGAATATCGAGGTGTGAAAGTCCTGATACTCGCCTTTCAGAATACTCATAAGCTCAAGCTTGATGGTATCACCGACCGAATTACGGACAGTACCTTCAGACGACGTCGCCACGATCAACCAATCGGAACCGCCTCTATCGGATTGCTCTTTGGAAGCGCCTTGGGCCAATGCACCGACAACATCTTCACGAGTATCGCCAGAAAGCCACTCATCAACAGTAGCGATCTTAGGTCGAGCGCCCTGAAGTTTATCAATGGACATCGGACGAACTTCGACAAGACTGTTCGTCGGAAAATATTGAATACCAACCTTTGTCGAGGCCAGCATGACCTGATTGCCAGTGACACCGCCACTTCGTCCTGGGAGTTTTCCCTGCGTCATCATCTTGATCGCCGGTCCTGGAGCTCGCTGAATAGCGGTACGGATCGGCGACATGATCTCGTCGGCAAGTTTCATGGTTGGTGCCACGACAATGCCAGTGGTGGTATTTGGATCGCACAGTAGCATGTATGCCTGCAAGAATGTCGCATACAACGACTTGGCATTACCACGAGAAACGATCAAATACTGTCGATTGATCAAACGTTTCTTGATGCGTTTGGTGACGTAATGGCCTCCAGGACGATCGGTATTCGGAATATAGACCGATCGGTCCACGAAATAGTACCATCCGAAGATCTGTTCGCCCCATAGCTTGAACGAATCAAGCAAATGAAGCGGAGAGCCATCAGTCAACACAAGTTCGTGCTCGCAGAAATTCACCCAATGCTCAACAGCGGTATCATCATAGTAAATACCAGGATTCGTGATCATGGCATCTATACGATTCATCTCCATCGAGATTTCACGACATACCGGGATTTCACCCGATATCACTTTCTGACGAAACTCGCCATAGTGTCGCGGAGTCGCAGTGTTTGACAGTGTCATACGCTACTTCTTTTTCTTTTTCGACTTCGCATGTCGTGGTGTAGAAGGCGCGATCTTGCTTTCAGCATATCCTTTGAGAGCTGACTTAAGATAATCTTTGGCGATTTCTTTACCCGCATCGATGGCCATAGATTTTCCGGTATCCAACATGAAATGAATAAATTTCTGGCCTTTGGATCGTGATGCCTCTTTCTGCTGAGCCGTCAATCGATTATAATTGGCTATGGCATTGGTTCGGTTCACCCAATCGTTGATCTCCTGGGTCGACATGTCCTGAACCTTCATGCGAGAAAGACGTTGGTATTTCTCATTGTCGGATTCTTTGCGAATGGCTTTGGAGCCTTCAGACGAATCTTTCCTAGGCTCCTGAGATCCTTCAGTTGAGTCCTTACCGGAATTCTTGTCGGAATCGCCTTCCCAATCCTTCTTGCCACGAGCGGCTTGAAGCTCTTTGGTCGAACGTCGACGTCCCCATTTCATACCGAGGATGCCGAAATGTTCAAAACATTGCTCGACCGGATCAATGGCTTCAATGTCGTTATCCATCAAATGCTCCTTCCGCATTAACATTCAATCGCCATTCAAGCTCTTGAATCTGTTTTTCCATGGATTGTACGAGGAATGAATTGGACGGAGGATCAAACAGCAATCGTGTCTTGAGATAGATATAGGTTTTAATTCCATTGAGCTGCGATACGTCGCTGGTAAAATTATGCCAAACCTCGCTCTCGGAAGTAATCTGAAATCCATCCGAAGGTCCGATCCCTATCTGATGTAAAGTCATCAATGCCGAATTGATATCGATGATGATTTCCGGATCAAAACCATTAAATGTTTCATCGATGCCGAGCATCTGCTTGATTGTATTCAGGATCGAAGACTGCAATAGCGTATCCATTGATCCTCATTTCACTCTGACTGTAACATCTTGTTCGAGATGTTCGTCGTTGACGTCATAACTAAAACGCAATGTGTATACGTTGTTGGCGATCATCGGTTGAATCTTCGCTTTCAGCACCGTATAATCACTTCGAATCGCTTGCACTTCGCAATCGCCCGAAGCCTCGATATTATCACCGTTCATGAGAGACCACAGTGCATTGGTGACCTCAAATGGATGACGATCGGTACTGTTGATGGCGATGGATACCCTACGATCTTCTCCGCATAAAAACGTTTCCGATTCAAGCATGTGATGACTCCTTCCAGCATCGGCGAACGGCAGGCCATCTTGCATCAGACGTATGACATACGGATACAAGACAAGCCGGCACTTGGTTTTAGCATTGCCGATATACTGGATTTTCACGAATCCATCGAAATGGCCTCTGGCTCCTCGATCGTTCTCGGCCCACAACTCCATATGCAGCAGATTCGGGGACCAATCACAATACCCATACCAGTAATCCGGCTTGTCTTTTAGGGGTCGCAACGGTATTTCGACACCGTCGACTTCACCCCATACCCGTATGATCATAGCGCGATCCTATCAGACGTTGGCGGCTGGGGCGGCGTCGGTCACCTTGAAGGTGAAGATGATGCGGCCGCCGGCATCGACAGTGGTAGCAGACGCATGAATATCGGTAATCACCGGCTTGGTGGTGTCGACCGTGACATTGCGCACAACCTGCGTGGTCTTGCCAAGCGAATCGGTGGCGATGATCGTGATGGTGTGACGATCATCAGTGGTGAGAGTGATCGCCTTGCTGAACGACCCATTGGCGCCGAGAGTGACAGGTTCGGCAGTGCCACTGTCGACCTTGATAACGACCCTGGAGATAGTGACGCCGGTGACCGCTGTAGTAGCAGCGCCTGCAACGGTAATGGTCTTGGAATTGGTAAGCAGATTGTCCGCCGGGGAGGTGATATTAAGGGCCGGAGCCGCGGTCGAAATGGTGAAGTTCGACGTAAGGACAGTGCCAAGGTTGCCATCGTTATCAGCGAATTCGAAGGTGACCTCATTGGCGCCATCGGGGAGGTTCTTCGCCGTGTACTTGACAAGGGTCTCGCCAGCATCGTTGCCGGAACCGGCTTCAATGGTGTATCCATCGGTTTCGCCAACCTTCAACGGAATGGGAGTGTTATTCACCTTCAGCTTGAAGCTGGCGTTGTTCAGACCGGATCCGCCGTTATCAGACACGGCGATGACCACGTTCTGAGTATTGGCACCAAGCACGGAACCATTAGACGGAGTACGAATCTGACCCTCAGGCTTGGTCTTCTCGAGAACGCGAATCTTCAGTTGGGCGCCATAAGTGGCATCGCTGGAATCAACAGTTGCAGAGTTTCCAGCCTGATCTTGAGCGAAGACTTCGGCCTTGTATACATGATCGGGCTGACCATACGAAGACGTGGCAGGTGCCGTCGCAGTGGCTGTCCACAACCGAGTCTCAGCATCATAAGTCGCCACAAGTTCCTGACCGTTGAACCGTACGACTGCTTTCTTGATATCAGACATTTTTTTTTTTTCTTTCTAGTAAATCGGTAAACCGAAATTGATCTTCGAACCATGGTCATCATAAATGTTGACGTAGTTCGAATCCTTAAGACCGTCATCGACGATCTTAAAACTGAATACGATCCGTTGCCCTGATTCCACGGTGTGGGGTGAGGATACGACATCTATGATTTCCATTGATGAGCACCCATCCTATGCGTGTGGTAATATTTGGCAACTTTCAGCAACGATGCGATCGCCATCTTTTGTATCGAGACAGATCCAAGAAATGTCACCGGTTTTCACCGTTCGCACTTCCTGTTGCTGATCCCTGGTGACAATCATGAAACTGCACGCGATGCCTAGAAGAATCGCTGAGATCAATGCCGACATTATCGCCGAAACACATGCTACGATCTCAAATGTGGTATATTTTTTCATGTTCACCTCCATGGTATCATATCGTTCGGAAAACGTTCGTTCATGATCCGAAGTTGGTCTTTGTCACCGTAGTGAATGGCGTTATGAGTTGCCAGAGAACACGAGATAAGAAACTCTGGATCAAGCATGTTGCGATCTGCATGTTCGATCTGATCGGGAGTCAATGGATTCATATGATGAATCATGATCTTTCCTGGTATCGGAAAGTCCCGATGACCTAGATCAAAACCATTATCTCGAGCGATCACATAATCTCGAACATCATACCATTCTTTCGAATGATAGAATCTCTGGTTCATCCATCGTTCGTTACCGAATGTCGGACGAGCGACTGTTCCATTCAGAGCCAGATACTCGAAACGTTCTTCGTACGATTCAATACGCATGAGTTCTGAATAAGTTCGAATGATGCCATTCATGATCGAGCCTCGGTGACACCGATCTGGTTCTGGTAGTGGGAACCAAGTTCGACTGAACCATACATCCGATCGACTTTGGTGTTGAGACGAATGAAGCACAACTGACCGATAAGCATTCCGGGCTTTAGCAGAATCGGGAATTGATTCTCGTTCTTGATCTCCAAGGTTATGGTTCCTTGAAAACCAGGATCAATGAACCCAGCCGTGACATGCGTCGTCAGACCGATACGTCCCAACGACGATTTTCCTTCGAAACGACATGCTAGGTAATCGGGGATCGATACTGATTCGACGGTTGATCCCAGAATGAATTCGCCAGGACGAAGAGCATATTCCATGTTGGCGACGTTGAGGGTATCCATCGATATGCCACGTATTTCTTTCGATGAACCGTCGATGATATGTATCGCCGAATCGTTAGTCTTCACGAATCGCTTGATTCGTGAATCGAGTCGAACATCATAACTACACGGCTGCAATTGATCTTCATCAAATGGATCGATCAAACCGCAATTTGTGGCGAGGCCTCGAATAGTTCTATCCGATAAAATCATTCTTCCACCTCTTCTTCGCCAGACGGCATAATGTAGCCCTGCATGGCTTTGACTGCTTCTTGGAAAAGCTTGGTCTGATCTTCGAAACTATTGATGGCGTGGGTCTGAGCTTCGATCTTGCGATTCTCATACCGCATCTTCTCCATCTCGAGTTGGTTTCGAGACGAGGCTTGCTTTAAGAAGTGCACTGTCTCTGCCGAGGAAGCGGTTCCCTCTCTTAAACGACGTTCAACAAGATCCATAGCTAGTGCTTCTAGCTGTTGCTCACGTCCTTCCGGAGTTCTTTCTGGAATAAGTGGAGGGGAGATAGGTTCCTCGACCCGTTTACGACGAGCCATATGGATATCATCTCCTTTTGTTAGCGGATTCTCAACGCTATCGCAGAGTTTTCTAGGGGTATTGGGGAGAATCATGCTCGATCCAAGGAGTGTTTCCACCGTTTCGCAGCGGTACATGTATCGGAAACTAATTCGGAGAGCACCCAACACCCCCGGAGAACCCTACGAGAGCTAAAAAGCAATTCTAAAATATCCCCCGCGGGGTATTTTCGAGTTGCCGGGCGATGCCATAGGGGGTGTGTTTTTCACGACCCCTCCCCCCGGTATCTCAAAAGAGATCCTAGGGTTGGGCATCTCAATAATTTTGAATTCGAACGAATCTAAATTCAAAATTATTCTTTGATATGAATTATAAACCATCCATAGATGGTTGCAGTCGAATGAAAGTTAATTCATTCGCATTTAATTGATTTCGATTTGCAACGACAACGAATGATAACAATCAGCATCGATGAACGATGATCAACAATGATCATTGTTGATCATGACAATGATCATTGTTGATCATGACAACGAATAGTATAATGAATGATGTGATTCATATAGGCAAATGCTATTCGTTGCTCATATGAATCACATCATTCATCATTGTTGCTGTTGTTATTCATGCATGTCGACAACGACGAGCAACATGATGCAATCAGATGTACAATCACATCATGCTATTCGTTTGATGCAGCAGACGGAACTTCGCGCCATGAAGGACGCTTAGCTAATGTGTACACACCCAAAGGATCATGAGCAAAGAGATCTCGAATCATTCGAGCATACTCGATGGCTTGATCCTCATCAGACATGTTGTCATAACCCATGAACATTTGGTTGACTAAACCACATGTATCATAGCCCATGGCAATGTCTAGATTCATCCACCCTTCGAAATCAACGAATGGATTGATAGGGTTGTCCACTGTGGTTACCAATACATCATGTCTAAGGCATGCTTGCTCTAGCGGTGATAATGTCATACTTCATCACTTCCCAAGATTCTCAGACAATGTTGAAGTCGAAATACCCAAAGCATCTGCGACTTCTGCATTGGTATAGCCAGCATTCATGAGCGATTTCGCTCTAGCAATAGCCCAAGAAGGAAGCTTTTCTTTCTTTCTCGGAGTAGCTAGTTCTCGAACTCGATCAGGATCGGCGTATTGCAGTATCTCACGAAGACGATTTGCTGAGATGGCCCTTGCTTGAATTGCCTCCCAGTCTCGATCCGTAAGATCCACCCTCTTGGATTGAATACCAACAATAGCTCTAGCTCGTTTGAGTTCCTTTTGTCCAGCTTTCTTCAGATCTTCCTCATCATAGTCAGGATGATCCTCTTTGATGGCACGAAGTCTCTCATTGGCTATGACCTGAGCCTTTCGTTCCAGGGGCTGGTTCTTCTTGGCTTCGTTGAGCTGGGCTACCATCTTCTTAACTTCGGGGGCGTATTGTTTTCTAGCCTGGGGGTCCACTTTGAAAGGCTCTGCCTGGAGGTAGGCCTTTCGAGATTGCTTACCCAAATCTTTCATGCCGTTAGAGTAACGGGCATAAATAGATTCCATCAAAGTCCCAGAAGAAAGTTCCCTAGCATCCTTGGCCTCGGCGAGTTTCGTAGACTTCGTAATATTGGGGACTGTTTCATAACGAACAACCTCACCCTTCGAATTACGAACCGCTCGATGATGAGATTTACCGGTAAGTTCATAACGTTTCTCACCAGTCTCAGGATCAATCGGGCCGCCATTCTTCATGGATCGGGGCTTGCGCTCCGGAAGACGAACTACACCCTTAGCCCTTGAAACAAGAGTAGAAGCGCCACCACTTTGGAACTTTTCCTTGAGGGCCTTAATGTTATTATCCGTCTCGGATTGTTTCCAATCAAGCTTATGCTTTTCGGAATCAATCACCACCATGGAATGACGAACCGCACGAACCAATTCATCAGGACGAGCGCCTTGGATTGTCATATCGGTAATCAAATTGGATACGATACCCATCTGACGCTGCTTCATCTCAGGAGAAATCAAACGCTTGTCATTGGGCTTGATGTCCTTTGGCAAGGCGTATGATTCCTTGGGATCAAATCCTTGAAGCCCCTTCAATGGAGCAGCGTTCTTGATCTGACCGCTTTTATTTGGAATTACCTGTACGGTATCTCCATCAAAATCGGCACCCGATAGACGTTCGGCGACCTTGGAATTAATACCCACTGCATCCTTGGCATTGCCGATATATTTGAGACCTTCCTTGTTGCGATTGTTCACCACAAGTTCAGGCATCTCAAATCGACCAGCGTGCGGGTATCGAACCAGCATCACCTTCTCGCCATTTCGGTAGTTCGGAGCATAAATCTCACGATCGCTCAACGAATTGATCGGAAGGATCACATGAGACTTCTGACGGGGAACAGCGGCAGCCTTCAAAGAAACGGCAGCAGAATCGCATTCGTCGGCAAACTCTTGAAGAAGCTTTTGCTTGACGACTGGATTGGTCAACGATTTGATTTCTTTAAGATTCAATCGAGAACGATCCAGAGCAATGCCAAGTTGCTGAGAAGCAAACGAAGGTTCCTGCTTGGAAAGCATCTGAGATGGTAGATTCTTAGACCAACCATCCCAATCACCTTCGGTATTCAAAATATTCAAAGACGATTGTTTTCTCTTACCGGTTTTTGGATCCACATAAGTAGGTTGCAAACGAACGGCTGCCTTGAATGGGTTCTCCGTATCGATGACTTCCGTTCCGTTGGCAGACTTGATAGTCTGCATCTTCTTCAGAACATCCATCTTCGGAGTGCCCTTGTGTTTGTTGGTACAGAAAGCCACATCAACACCAGGTGGGAACGACCGAGGATCACCAACGAGTGCCATGCCTTTGAGGTAGTGAGTACCGTCAACGGCAATTCGAACCTGAGCGTAACGTTTGCCATCCGGCAACTGAAGATCAGGAGCCTTAGGATTGATCAGCATCACGCCATCTCGTTCAACGCCCTTGAATCCAGCAAACTTGTCTTCAGCATAAACAATCTTGACTCGCTTGCTATCGATTGATACTGGAGGCTTCAGTGCTCCGGAAGATCCTTCTGGAATGTCATCAAGGTTCTTCGCCAAAGAAGCAATACGCTCACGATGAGCATACAGACCTTCCGGGCCTGAAACCTTGACACCAGGAGCGGTCAACAGCTTAAGGGTCGTCTTCTGGCCAGGACCAGTACCGAGCTGATTCTCATACATGTAGTGAACTTCGTAACCCTTATCGACTGCCATCTGCACTGCGACCTTGAGCTTATCGGCAGAAGTTCCCAGATATAATTCTGAGGATTTGCCGATATCAAGACCACCGTTCTTCGGAACCGAAGCCATGAGCTTTTCTGAGATATCGGTAGCGATGTCCTTACGAATTTCACGACCATCTTTAAGCCAGCCACGGACTGTCGATTCAGAACGTCCAAGCTCTTTGCCGATAGCTGTAGCGCCCCAACCTTGCTTCTGGAGGTTCAGAGCTCGGTTGCGAGTATAGTTCTCGGCTTCATTCCATGCCATGGAATATCGTGCTCGGTATTCGGTTGTAGTCATGCCAAGCGCTCGTGCGATCTCTGTTGAATTGCTGATCCCTTGCTCTTTGAGCCGAGCCACTTGACCCAGCAAGCCATTGGCTCTGGTCAAGGAATCCTCATCGCCAGAACCCCATTTGTACCGTCCGGAATGCGGAGTGGCTCCTTGATGTGGGATACCGTAATGCTCGAAGTCATACAACGACTCGTCATCACCGGAATATGACTCTTCAGCCATAATCCGCTCCTTTCTAAAAGATCAATTTATTAGCTTTCGCTTCGGCGCGAAGTTCACGAATCATCTTATCATCATGAACGATAAGATTCATAACATCCTTGATGGTTTCCGGATCAGTAAACTCTTCAATGCGAACTTCATCATTCTGATAGAGTCGGCATTCAAAATTGATATCATCTGGTTTGATGTTGTACTCGAGACAGAACAGAGCGCAATACACATGCAGCTGTCCGAACTCGAGCACATCCTTCTGACCGGTCTTGAGATCAAACACTCGAAGCAGCTTCTTCTTCGGATCAAAACCGATAAGGTCGGCAGTCCCGAAACAATACTCGCTGTAGTAGAGCACCACTTCCGGACTCATGTTGTATCCGAGACCATCATTGATGAACTCGTTGATAGTCTCATGGTTGCGCGGCATCTTCCGACCCATCCTATTCGCAAACTCGGCGAAGGCGTGAAGCTGTGTGCCACGTTCCTTCATGAGATTGGAATAGAAGATATCCTTGAAGTGCTCATCGTCGTAGTTGAGCCAGACATGATGACTGGCACTCAAATATGCATGCTTACCTTGAAGGTCGGTGTGCTGATTGAACGTGAATGTCATGATGACTCCTAAAATGAAAAGCCGTGATTCCCTAGGCTTTGGATAGATATCGCTTGACTTGGTCCACCACATCGTCTTCATTCGAAGGATCGACAAACGAAGCAAAACCGCCATCGTCGTTGATCTTCTGAACGAAGTGATCCTGATTTGGTCGATGGGATGCGGTGGCTGAGCGTTTGACTTCCAGCGAAGCAAATCGGCCATGTGCGAGGATCAAGAGATCCGGGATGCCTTGCACTTGGTTCGCATCGGCTTTCATGACAATGGATCCTGGAATCTCGGTCCTCAATCGCTTGACCAGTTTACGCTGGAAGTCTCGCTCTAAAACCATGAAAAAACCTCCAACCGTAAAATACGGGAGATACCTGTAGTTATATGTATATTCTATCCATTATGGGGAATGTACGAGACGATGTTTGTGCACAAATGTGCACAACGATCTAAATGTATTCGGCAACGAAGTTATCGGACCATATGCCCCTTCCACACAACAGTTCACGCAACGAATTAAGACTAAAGCCTTTCTTGATGCTTGCTTCGTAAATATTCGGAAATACTTCTGAAGTACCGTATCGAAGTGTGGTGATCTTAATCGGATGATCCTGGTACTTCCGAACAGGATGCAACGGTACCACATGCATCCATCCGATTTTGATGATATCATCGCCGTTATGTTCGACGAGTTCGCGCTTGGCGTCTTCCAGCTGCATTCCGGCATAGTAGCTGTAGTCGTCGATGTCCTGGCAGATATGATCATCTTCCATGACACGCATGGGCTGTTCGAATATGGGTTCGCGAAAACGCATGGTTCCTCCTAAAACACTCGATGGGCATCGGTAATGTACACGTGTACCAGACGTCGACACTTCACGCAGTAGACGATATGTAACAGCAATCGAACCCCATTCAAATCGATGTGACTCGGAGCATCATCTCGAATGACTGGTGCGGTCACTTCCCAGCTCTCTCGGTCATGGTTGCAATTAATCGCCTCTGTCGACATTTGCTGTGCGATCTGTCGAATGGCGTCGGCATCGACGTGAGGGATCTTATCGAGCGGCACCATGAGTTTAGTTCGCTTTCGACATCCAGAACAATAACACGCCAAAACGAAATCGTTCATGGAAAAATTACGGCGTTCCTGAGGTGTGAGTTCATCTGGATCAATCTTCGGGATACTGATGCATACCGGAGTCCCGGGTTGACATCTGCACCCGATCATGTCGTGAGCGATTTCGTAAATGGTTTCTCGATTACCATCGAGGATGAAATAAGTCATGACGGTTCCTTTCTGCAAAAAAAGTGGTTTTCAAATGTGTAACGTTTGTGTGACATACTTTTACTTCTTTTATACTTACAGATAATATTATTTTTTCTCTTCCCCATTCGGAATAGAAGTATGTCACAGAAATATTACACACAGAAAAACACCCTCAAAGTCTCAAAAACGTTGAAATTCCAACGTTTTCAGGCCCTAAAAGACGTTTTCAAATGTGTAACGTTTGTGTGACAAAACTGATTTTTGTGTAACGTTTATGTGACAAAACCGATTTTGGCGTTTTTACCGCATCAAGGGCATTTTCGTTCATGTCACACAAACGTTACACATGTCACACAAACGTTACACATTTAGAAGCACTTTTGTCACACAAACGTTACACATTTAGAAGTGCTTTTTAGTACCATTCACTCCTTCTAAAACCAGCTTCAGAGGGGTTGTAGATCGTAAAAGACATCTTTCCGACGTCCATGCAAGTCATCGCAAAACAGTCCGGACACCATACCAAATGGTACTGTTCGTCACCGCTACTCAACGGGAACCACTGCTTCGCCAAAGCCTTACGCTTCTTGAACCAGATATAATTCCTGGTATTCTCCTCCCTGACATGGAATGCGATATCCTTCGATCGAACCGCGGAAGACATCATCAAACGACGATGCCCACAAACACGACCATGTCTATCCATACGAGCAGGAAACTCATCCATCGCATGACGAATCACTACTCCGCGTGATGGCGACACTGCGGAAAACCATCCATTGGTCTCGATCCATCCCGATCCATGTCTCTTACAGCGAGGACAATAGGCATTGATCTTCGCCTCGGTCATATCATATGATATCTCAGGATGTGCAAGATCTGTCTGCAACAGCAGAATATCGCTCATGATGATCTCATGTTTCAGCAACAGATCATCACATGACCCACGATGATCGATCAATCTCGCAATGGTAGTCTGCACATCACCCATCGGGTCGACCAGTTCGAATTCATTGATACGCATGATCACTCCTTACCATAATCGAACCGTGTTTCCTGGTACCATACAGAGGATGTATCATAAGCCTGAAACACGACGGTCTTACGTTTCCCGCAATTCGGGCACACCACCCTCCGAGTTTCGCTATAGAGATCCACAGTATATCCATCAGGCCTCAGCATGACCGGTTCTCGTTCGATTCTATAGGCATCACTGATGCCATAACTCACATTTTTATGTGGGCATAGCGACACTTTAGCGTCGATCCATTCTCGAAGCTCGTAGATCTCAAATGGATCATATTGCATGTTACGTTGTCCAAGGAAAATATAGACAACTTCGGTCCTCCCTTTTGGCATATTCACTCCTTTCTTTGCGCGCTGCTCCTCAAGAACCCGGAAGCGTTGAAATCCTCCTTGTTCCGAAGTGCCCGGATGATTCCCAGATCCAAAGGCGCGAACGATCGCATGATATAATAGTTCAGGGTCTTGTACGACGTATCGAGTCTGTCGATTCTGCCGGCCGCCTGCTCAGCTTGTTTGTAGCTATACGGCAGCGACCAATACAGGACCGTGTTGCAGCTTGTGCAATTCCAGCCCTCGGATCCCGCCTGAAACTGCACCGCATATACCCAGGCATTCCCCTGAGGCAGATCATCGTGCTGACCGCCATTGTACTGGTAGACCGGCACGCCCGTGACCTCTTCAAGCTTCAGAATCTGTTCCAGCTCGGCACGCAGCGTGTAGAATATGATCACCTTGCGATGATCACGTACCACATGTGCGGCGTACGACAGACGTGTTGGATCCGTATTGATCACCCTCCGCAGATAAAAGCACAGTTCCGTGGCATTCAGGAACGGCTCCTCCGTCTCAGGATTCCACCGTGTCTTCATCGCCTTGCGAACCGTCTCCTTATCATACGCGCAGGTCAGCTGATGCACCACGCGTTCGGTCTCTCTCGGCACCTCGCAGGTCACCAGCACGTGATCGCGGCATCGGTTCAGATAATCCTCATCGATCCAGCGATCTATTCTCGGATACTTCGTGTACCGGGAATATACTGCATGACGACGAAAAAACTCGGTGCGATTGCGGTAGAACCCGTCAGCGACGAATATCGGACACCAATCGCTCCAGGTGTCGGCGGGAGTCGCACTCAGCATCACCCAGGGATTACGTCTGGCGATCCGTACGAATGCCTTGCTCCAGGCTCCGGAACCGATGGCCCGCTGCTCGTCGAATATGAACACGGCGGATGTATCGACGTATTTCGTGATGTTATTCCACGAATCCACCGTGACATGGACCCTACCCATCTTCTTCGAATTCTCACCCTGATGCAGGGCGTAGCGATAGAGTTCGTCATCCCATTCGTGGTTATCGCGTTTCTTGGCGGTTGTGATGATCACCAGATCCGGACTCCCCGGCATGATCTGAAACAGCTCGCCATTGGCGTTATGCGAGGTCCGCACCGTACAGCACTTGGTGACGTACCAATATAACGCCATGATGGACTTGCCGGCGCCAACTCCGGCCGCCAACACCTTGCCCGACCTCAGGGCCCGCACGCACTCGTGCTGAAACTGTCGTAAGTTGACACCAGGCATAATGTCTCCTAATCATCTATTAAACAAAGAACGGATCGGCATTCTCTTGAATATAACTTGTTACGGCAATTGACTTCGAATCCATCAAACTCGTAACTTCATAAATTCTATTATCATCAGACAGATCGGTTACAACGAATGCAAAGAAGCTTCCTCGAATATACCCTCCGGTCTTTATAGACAGGTGGTAATCCTTTCGTCCATCAAACAACTTCTTTTCATCAATGTAACGACGAACTGCGTATTCAATCATTTGATAGTTCATTATTTGCTCCTTATACAATAAACCTAGTACTTTAACCGGACAAAATACTAGGTTTTTACGCTAAATACAACATGTGGCCACAGAAACCTCGCGAAATGTGCACAATACGTGCACACAACGCGATGTATGTTTCCTGGCCACATGTTGAGATAGCTTTTCGGTTATTTTGTCACAGTCGACATGCGTTCTCGCACCATGTCGCCGATGTAATACGCAACGGTCGAGCGTTTCAGTTTGAGAAACTCCTCTTCAGATTGGTTCCAGCTGATAATGGCATGTCGATCATCCACATAGGATGCCGGCGCCTTGGCCGTCACCACCGAAGCACTCCAGGTGAACATGCCGATGGATCGATCGAGGTTGAGACGGACTTTCTTCTTCCATCCCCAGAACCAGGTGTCCTCAACGGGATCGTACTCGAATCCGAGGATCTTGAGCTTCCATCGCAAATATGGTCCTATGCTGATTGAGGTCATGACTCCTCCACGCTCTCCGTAATCACATCATAGATCTGTTGCAATCGTTCCGTCGTCTCCGCGCCCAAATGGATATCGGGACGCATGACATGGCTCAGACCAATGCAGACCATGGCCGCGAAATGACCATCAGGCACTAAGGCCAGACGAGCGGTGAAATGACTGATATTTTTATGACGCCATTTCGAGAGATTCGGCTGATCGTCGATGTTGCCATCCCAGACGAATCCGAGTTCGCGAAGCTTGTCGATCCATTCGGCTTTCTCGAGAGCCTGATCATGGGTAAGATTATCCTGTGTCATGGTGTTCTCCTATTCCTGCCAGATCTCACGATTATCCATCTCGCGATATTCTTCCCGTGAGATCGGGATATAGACTTGTCGCCGGCAACGCGAACACATTGCCAGACATTCGTACTGCATGGGACTGATTTTCCATGCATCGGTGATGATGATCGAGGCTCCGGCATGGCATGATAGCTGTCTGTGAGCCTTGTCAAATACGCTGGCCGGGGCCATGGCAAATATCCTTTCTCATCATACGTCTTCGAAGTGGAAGCCGCATAATGTCCGTTGTTTCCTATATCCGTTCAGTATCTGCGAGATCTTGGTCTGGACCGTATGAGGATCCTTATCGGTGTAGCCATGCTTGATGAGATATTGCGACGTCTCCATGATGGTAGGAAACACCAGATTGAGCTCCACGATACGATTCGGACGATGACGTCCGTGACGCGCATCGCTGTCGGGATCGCTTTGTTCGCCAAGCCAGGCTATGACCGTACGGTTGCCGTTGAGAATCGCCTCGACGGCAAATAACAGGTCGGGATGCTTGATGCGGGCATACTCGCGCAGCCACACGTCGTAGTAGCGCGAATATGCCTCCCATGTGCGCGGCGTGTCGGGATTGATGGACTCCAGCTGCCCCACGGTCTCACGACGGATCTTCATCATCTTGCCGACTTGATGCTGTGTGAGTCCAAGCAGGCACCGTGCGCTGCGATATTCGTCAGGCGTTGGCATGAGCAGGCTCCTTCGGATAGATCAGGCCGAGGATTCCGAGCTGGTCGAATTCGTTCAGCAGTTTGGTATCGAAAACCGTGAGCTGTTCGTCTCGCAGAATATAGCACTCCGGTGCCCTGACCGTGAGACCACGGCCGATGGCGATGTCGAAGACGTTCGTCGAGAACGTTCCATCGGAATACATCTGCGGGAACGTCCATGCGAGATTGTCGGGTCCGACATGCGCTGGCAAATATCCGAGATCGTTGATCCTCGAGACGAATTCGTAGATCTTGTCCGCATCCAGTCTCCAAATATCCGCAGGAGCGGTTTTCAGAAACATCTTGGCATCCGCCGTGACGTGTTGGGTCTCTCCGCAGAACGGGCACCAGCTGGTGCATGTGTACATGCGGCCTTTGTGGGGAACGGCCATCGGCTTGGTCATAGCCAAAAGCGTATCGCATTGACATTCTCGCATATTTTCGACAGCGAGAGACATGCTGTTATATATCATGATCGGTGAGAATGATGTGCTGGACATGGTTATGAATGGTGAAAAAGTCGTATTGGACATGATTACTCCTTTGTGTACATATATCAATCGTATTTGGTTTCCAAGGCCATCGGACGATCCGTATTCTCAACCGGACGTTCCTTCTGGCAAACATGCTCCAGGATCCATCGAATCTGTGATGGATCATTGGAATATGGCGCCAACTCGTACCAGAGAAATACATCGCCGCTGCCGGTGATGAAGCTTACCCCATGCGGTCCTGCGGATTTGTATTCGAAGACGCTGTTGGCGAGTTCAGGCAAGACATATTCGAATATCTCTTTGGCGTGTTTGTCGTAGACGTCCGAATCAGGCGTTTCAGGTTCATAGTTCGCCACTGAAGTTCGCCTCCTTCGTCCACAGATACCATTGGCCGAATTCCACGGTGAATATCGCATATTCGGTCGAGTCGTCGACTTCGTATTGATCGTCATCGTAGAATCTCCTGGTCGCTCTGTTGATGACCAGCTTCAATGAATGATCATCGAAATCCTCAGCCGATTCGACGTTCGATGCATCGTCCGGGAATATCAGCATGAAGATCTCCCAGAGACGATCGAAGTTGCTCGGCAGATAGGACATATAACGAGCCTTAGCAATATTTTTCCGAGATGTCTCGGCCACCCATGCGGTTGCCACTGGTTCGCTGCGACTTGGCAGGTTCCGGGCGTTGCTTGTTGTCATGGAGTTCCTCCTGATCTTTGATGTCAATGAAACCGCTGGCATTGCAATCCATGCACTCCATCCAGATATGAATCACCGGATTGCCGTGAGCATCTTCGATCTCTTCCATACGATCCGGGTTCAAATACACCGTCGGATACTTGTATCGTTCGAGATGCTCCGCGCTCATATTGACATGCTTGCCTTTGACCAGATCCGAGATATCCGCGTATCGTGATGCGATCTGTTCAGAGGCTTTGCAGACATCGGCATGTTGTTTGGCTGCCTGATCGATGAGTTTCTCGCCATCAAGAGTGTCAAAATCAATCATGAGTATACCTTTCAAAAATAAAGGACAGGTACAGGCCGATGACGGCCCATACCTGTCGAAATGTCATGTCAGCGGTATCCGCCGGACAATGTCTTGACGAACCACCAGAAGAAATATAATCCTCCGGTGAGGATGGAATAGATGCAGACCTTCAGGACGCCAGGTCTTGGGGTTCGATTATCATATGACATGATCAGTCCTTCTCAACTTTGTGGAACGTCATGGTGTTCATGGCGGAATCCGGTTCGTCGAAGAATCGAGCTTCGTAATCGGATTCCTGAACCGTCACCAGCAGCTTCTGCAAATATGCGGTGGTGAACTGTTCGTAATGGTTCAGATTGAAGCTCAGCCACGATTCCGTCACGGCGTCGGCGGACACCAGAGGATCGAGCATCTTGATGGAATCCTCATCGAGCTGGGCATTACCGTGCGAATTCTTCATCCACACCTCAGGCGGATTGTAGGACTTGAAGTTGATCTTGATCTGAAGTGTGTAGATGCCCGGATCGTTTTCATCACGGCCCTCATGGAACTTGACATTCAGGCCAAGGTCCTGAAGCGTTTTGGCATCGGATTCCTCGAGAACGATGTTGAAGTTGCGATTTCCGGCCGGATTGTACTTGCCTTCGCGGCCTGCGAAATTCGTCCAGATCAGACGAACGTTCTCGCATTCGATCTTGTTGACGTCACCGTTCGGGCGCTTGATGATGTTGACTGGCATGATAATCTCCTTTTGTGTGAAAATATAAAGCCAAAGCCGCATGTGCGACTCAGGCTTATGATTACTTCTCAGCGAAAGTGGTTTCGTTGATGTCTTGTTTCTTTGTTAGTTTGTTGGCTGCTTTCTTCTCCTTATGATTATTCCAGTGGCGACCGATCCAGGCAAACCAAGTCATATCCTTATGCTTGATACGATCTTGAATGCCCGCTTCGATCCCCAACACGACAATCGTGATGAGAATGAAATCAGCGATGGCTTGGCAAATATCAACAGACATGTTGACTCCTTTTCTTGATGGTTCTCATTAAAGGCCATGTCTGTTTCGCGAATATAGCCAAAAGACAAAGACCAAGCCGCATGTGCGACTCAGTCTTTGTCGATTACTATTTTGGATTAATGATTCTCGATTCGATTATGTGGCCTTTGCCATCATTCATCTTGACACAGAGATCGTCGATAAATAGTTTGGCATCCTTAACGATTGTTGATGCTATTTTATTAAAATCGTCTATGATCTTCTGCCAACGTTCAACGATGAAATTGTTGTAGAACTCCTGTTTGACGGGATCATCCAGATGATTATAAATGTCTGGATGAAGACGTTCAAACTCTTCGTTCCACGAATCAATTTGTTCGTTGAATCGTTCAGCTTGAAAGATATAGCCGAGCTTGTATAATATCAACACCATTTTGGTGTCAAATGAATCATTATCGATGATATCTCCAGTTTCAATGTCGATGATGACAGGCTTGACATAAATATCGGTCATGATTAACTCCTTTAATGCGAATTAATATTCTCATTAAAGGCCATGTTTCTTCCGCGTTAAAAATGATCATCCCACCACAATGGGAACCAAGCTGCGAAAATCATAACCAATACGGCACCTATGAGTAAATATAACATCAGTTGCTCATCGCGAATTTCAACAACGAGTTCACGCCCTGGTTACGGCCAAGCTGATATCCGATGGCGAAAATGCCAAGACCGGCCAATGCCAGATATGCCGGATGATCGAGCACGACATCCTTGAGTGTGGATTTGGATTGATCGATGACCTCGTTAGCGTCGAGGATCTGAGTAGCATCATTATCAGACATGATTTTCTCCTTATTCTTTACAATAGTTGGTTGCATTTCAAAATGGACTTTGAATGGAAGTTTCATTCGCAGTCCTCCGATTCGTCTTGGACCAATCGGACCGTTTCGGCATATCGTACATCCGAAACCCTGTCGATATCACCGGACACCGATACCATTTTACCGCATCCGGTGCAGATGAGAATCGCTTTGATTCGGTTGGCAGTGATATCGAAATCGAGCGCTTTGACCTCGGCATCGCAGTTGCAATGCATGAGATCGTCTACTTCTTCGGTGGTGAGTGCCATGGTTTTACTCCTGTTCTTTGTATACTTCATCGAATGGCCGTACGTCGACATCTCCGCCCTGGACAGTGACCGAGCTCATGAGCTGATCGCTGTCCGGGTCGTAGAAGATATCGTCGAGCATATAATTGATCTGATCCTGAATATCGGGATCGGTCATACGCATGATCTCGTATTGTTTGAGACCGATGTTCTGACGAAGCCGTTGCAACACGCTTCCGGCCCATATGCGGAACTTTCGTGCTTCAAGTCTGCGAGACGCAAACAATGCTTCGTAGATGCCGATTTCGTTGACGACGAGCATGGATCGAGTTTTATTGTCGCCTCGTGATCTAACCTCATTTGAACTGAGGTCAGATGTATCGATCGACACTTTCTCCAACATATTTGCTTCAAGTCTTTGGGCGATTCCCCACGTGCTGAGGTTCAGTGCATCGCAAATATCCTTGAGCACAGCCCACCAGTTACCATCGATCTCGACAAACCTGATACTGTGTCCTCTCCAGTTTTCGGTTCTGGTTTTCATGGTTTACTCCTGTTCTTTGTATGCTTTATCAAAAAGTAAGATTTTCAGATCTACTTTCAAGGTAGGTCTGATTTTTATTCATCGTTTCCTTCCGTATTCAATCGGTACCATTGCCGGACGATCAAATGTCTCCCTCATGGCAATATACAAATCGGAATGTCGAGGTATCGGTCGTTGCTTGGGAATATAGGTCCATAGATTGACGCTGATCATCAGGACCAGCGCCCAAATCGTAACGATCATAGTAATTGACATGATTGCTCCTTAGAATTTATGATTGTCTACAAACCAGCTCATGAGTATAAGCAAGCCGAGTGAAATCATCAAACTTAAAAAATCGCTCACACTCATGAGCTGACCTTTCTGATCTGTGTATTATCGAGTCAAGGAAGCAACCAGATCATTGCTTCCAGGATTCGGCGAAATATATGGTTCGCCGTTTACTAGCCAGTCGAAATCGCCATACTGCGAAATATCATCTCGTGCCTCATCGGTGAGATGTTCGTAGTAGGTGTAATCGACTTCATCTTGTTTGTGACCGTCTCGGAGAACGCTCGATTCCTTCCAGCGATAACCTTTGGTGCCGGACAGCGCGGCGTAACCGCCGTTGCCGTTGTCGCGAACCAGCAGACCTCCACCGCACCCCGGTTGAACCGGACTGAAGGCGCTTACCTTTCCGACGAAATCATAGCGATGCTCGTCCTCAGGTAGGCCCTCGTTGAAGTCTAGGTAGATCGATGTCGTGGCGGATTTGGTTTCGCAAAGATCCTTGAAATCAATCGTTTCATGAGAGAACAGCGTTTTGAAGACATATGGTACGGCGAACTGTGCACCCGTTGCCGCCCAATCACCATGCGATGCGGCGTCGTGCCCGTCGTCGCCGTAACAATGATGGGCGATGTACGTCGCTTTGTTGACGATACACATCTTGTCGTAGATCGCTTCGAGTTCGAATCCGTAGCCATATTTCGCTCCCATGTCATTGACAAATGTCACGACGTATTCGTCGATATCGGCTATCTTGATCGAATCGGTTTTGATATGCACGACTGTGTACCCAAGCTCCATGACCTTCTGCTTGAGCAGAAGCATGAACAAGGCACCACGTTTCGCGACCTTGTTGTCGACATTGCGATCGTTGGCTCCATTCCCGACATCGTTGAACTTTGTCGGGAACTTCGCACTGGTCAAACCGTATACCGAATTGATCACGATTTTCAGCGCCTGCGCAAGCGACTTGGTGTTTTCACCCTCCTTAAGTAGTGGAGCCAAAGCACCATCCATACGTCGACGAGCGGATTCGAGATCACCGTGCTTGATATCGACACGAGCGGCCTTGATATCGCTGAATCGTTTGGTGTACGGGCCAAAGAAATTCATGTCCTCAAGACTCGACGGGTGTAGACTAGTCACATCAAGCAAACCGACGTTGCCGAACATACCGCCGAGTTTCTTGTCAGGAAGTTCAGGCATGAATTGATCAGTGCCGTCATATGAATATCCTTCGAGATGTTTCACCAGATCGGGATGCATGGTGTCGAAATCCATATCCTGGGATCGATAGACCTCACGATATCGTTCGAGTCGGTCCTTTCCGGTCATGGACCATTGGATCCGACGTCCGTAATATGGGCCATTGTCACCGTTCGCCATGCCGTATACCCACACATATCCGCCTTCAGAAGGATACTCGCCCAAATACTTGGATTTGTGATCCTTGTCAGCGAATTTGTCGAAGGTATACCCCGGAAAGGTTTCGCTCAGATCCGGGAACGGGAATTCCTTCTGCGGATTCTTCGCGTCCCCGAATATGATCTGTGCCGTATGCTGATTCGTCGAATCATTCGGCGTGAGGCCGGACAGATTCGCCAGACCTTGACGGGCCACGAAATCCTCATGAAGATGGTTGAACACAGCTTCCGTCGCTCGGACATCATCTTCGCAATACGATTGCACTAGATCCCAGAGTTTCGGATCGACCGGCTTGTCCCACGGCATGCCGAGTTCGTGATGATCGATCCCGAGTTCGATCTCCCACTTCTTCAATGACTGCTTCTTTGCGGAGAAGTCGTAGATATCCGTATAGGAGATGTTGTAGGCATTTTGGAACATGGCGTTTCGACTGCGAGGTCCACCAGCTACGATATCCTGAGACAGGTTGTAGAGCTGTTGGTTGTCATATCCGAGCCAACCCCATGCGTAGAGCATATGATTGTCGTATCGTCGGTTGTTGAATCCAACCAGCGCCTTGCCACAGAGCTTGCGAACATCTTTCGGATCGGGATTGATCAAGGTCTTCACCGGATGATCCTTCTCATCACCTGCATCTTTGAAGCAGATCATGAACAGATTCGGGAACACCTCGACGTCATAGAACGTCAGAATATCAGGCGTCCCGGTATGCTTCGGCGGCTCCAAGCTGTCGGGTTCGTCCGAACGAAGCTTCATATTCGCCACGACCTTCATGCAATAATCTCGATTATGCGTGGAGTTCATGGCAAAATTGAGAATATCCAGACGCATGTCTTCGACGTTATACTGGATGCCAGACTCGTACGCTTCGTCCAGCAACTTACAGATGAAGTCAATCGATGGCTTGGTTCCGGGACAATATTCCTTTCTTAGGTTTCCTTTAATAAGATTGCGAAGATGTTGCTCATCTTTGATCGCTTTCTCATTGATCATGGTTTTATCTCCTTTGAGAGGAAGACCGCTGGAAATATGCGCGACTTCGAGATCGTTGCATGTGCTGAGTTTCCTTCGCAATGCAGACTTCCCTCGATACACCTTGCATTCGACGTTGATATCGATCAGAGGCTTGAGTCTCGTCACGTCTCCATCGTAAATATAATGCAGGTGTACGCCCTTACCGGATTTGCTCAATTCCGCATACGTCGGCGGATACTTCGCGGCTTCGGCAAGGTTTCGTTCCAGGCTCTTCTCGCCGTCATCGCCCTTGAGATCAAAGTCGATGACGATATGATTCTCAGGTACTCGTACCCAATGCAGTTTGGTGGTGTCCACATCTTTCAATGTGGTGGTTACCTGATCCCAAGGCAACCGAGGTCCTCCGGTTGGATTATCAGCGGCGTATTGGGCCGGCCAATCCTGAGCCATGCGATCGAATGCCGAATCGGTCGAATCGAGTTCGAGTTTTCTCGCTTCAACAGGTTTCGGCTGTTTGACTTCTTCGAATTTATCCCAACGGATTCCCTCGAAACCGGTGTTACGAGTGGATTTGCGACCATTGACGATGTTATCGGTCGTCTTCTTGAAATATGACGACAATTCAAATAGAAAATCATCACGTTTCATACGCATGGTCACGTTACCCTCATCGCACCAAACCTTATATTGACGCCAGAGTTCGAAGCCATCGATATGATCGTTGTCTTCGAATTGGTCGAGAACGCTTGACAAGAACGAATACATATCATTCGTTCTGGCCACCATTTCGGTTGGCATATAATTGCCATATGCGTTCGGACCCAATTCCTGATAGACCTCTCGGCAATGGTGGGCGATGGCACCGAGTTCGAATTTGATGCCGTCCATGGCTTCGAAATATTCAGCATTGCTGAGTTTTCGTCCTGATGGATAAACGTCGATCAACCTTCGGATCAGACCCGATTTCGAGTCTGTGATCTTCACTGGTTTATTCGAAGCCATGAACAGCATTGTCTTGATCGGAATATCATACTGCTTGACGCCTTTCTCATTGACTTTGATATATTCATGCGATACAATGGTGTTCAACAATGAATTATCATCGATCTTTGAGAGGTCGCCATCGCTTTGAATGGCCACAAGTGGCGCATTCTTGAATGCGGCAGTGGCGAATTGATATCCCTGACCAAGTTCCTTGGCATTGAAGAACGAAACGTACTTCCCGAACAGTTCCTGAATGATGTTCAGAATCGTCGATTTACCGGTACCTGGAGCACCGGTGATGGCGAAGAATTTCTGAATACGTTTCTGGTCCTTGCCGTCCACGATCAGACCTATGCCCCATTCGAGCTTCTGACGTTCGTCCGGGTCATAGATCGTTTCCATCAGACGATCATAGTTTGGTGTCGGACCATCGATGAGATCATATGGTAATTTGAACGAGGCGTAGTCGTCGCGATCGACTTCGTCGTTGTCAAATATAACTTTTTGATCCAGCATGATGTTACTGTCATCGAGGTTCTTCAGTTGGGATAGATATCGGTTCCATTGTCCATTGGACATATTGTCCATGTATTCCGGAGTCAAGGTCTTGTCCGAATGTGTTGCGATATACTCGCTGATATCCCTATCAATGAGTTCGGAGAGGCGACCGACACTTCTGGACCACAGGTGCGTATCTGGATCATATACGGCGTAGAACTGTCCACCTTTGACAATAAGGTCCTTGAATCCACGGGCCCTAGGATTCGCAATGACCTTGGTTGTGGTTTTGGTGCTTTTGACTTCAGTCACTCGTATTTGGTCCATGCCCACTCCTTTCTAGTCCCACTTATATGGAATATCGTGGTCGGAATTGCCGAACAATGTCCACTGATCGAACAATTGCATCCGTCGAAGATCCTTGTCGCATCCCTTGATGACGAACAACCCGCCATTGCTCCCATCGGCATTATACTTCCGGTTCATGGTGCGTTCGACAAGCAGTCGTACCGGTTCGGATGCGTCTCCAACGGCATCAAAATATGAATCCGTGTAGGCTTGCAGATCCATATTTTTGATGAATAGATGCATCCAATCGGCACGAGACAGCTTGAGTGCGAGATCATTATCGACCCGTAGAATCACTGCGATAATGAATTCCAGGAAGCTCACCACTCCTCCCTGGAATTGCGCTTCGCATGGTGCATGATTGTAATATTCGTAATCACCACGGAGTTCGAGAGCATCACCTTCTCGATTGGCATCCATGGCGATACGATAGGTGTAACGGATCGCATTCATCTCATGATAGAGTTTGGAATATCCATCATTATCAATACCGACCACATCTTCCAGAAGCCAATCGAAATATGGTTTCACATGTGGTTCGCTCTTAGGCATGTTGCTCCTCCTCATAGGCTTTCCTGGCCATATCTTCGAGCACTCGATGTGACGGCAAGGTGATCTTATCCGGATCGATGCCGAACACCGATTCCTGATAAGATTCTTCATGACGTTCGATCACGTAGTCCGTCTCGAACGTATCGTTACGGCAGATCACGACATTCGGATCTTCCTGCCATCCATACTTACCGAATTGCACCAGTACGGCCATATCGATAAGATCATCCGGACGTTCGACGAGCACTCGTCCTTCGGCAAGTTTGTCGTCTCTGACATAGTAGTCAAGATACACCGTATCGATGAAGTCCGGAGCGGTCTTGTGCTCATAGTCGTCGATCATATACGCGGTTCGGTTCGGATCGATGGAGTTCTTGAATCGATGCTCCTTCACTTCGGTGAGCAGCCCGAGAATAAGATTCTCGTCCCCATCGCAGGCATCATATGATGCCTGTTCCTCATCGGTCAACGGTCCATCCCATCGAGGATTGCCGTCATGGATTTCGAATCGCGCGAAGATCTTGGTTTCATCTTTGGTCAAGGTTTCAGGCTCCTGTTCTGGTGTCGTTGGTTTGATTGCTTCGAGTTCTTTTTTGGCATCGGCTATGTCGCTATCGTACATATCGAGACGATCCGACCTATCCTGAAGATCTTTGTCATAGGCCGCTTTGCGTTCCTCGTAAGCGGCATCCATGGCATCGAGCTGACGTCCTTTGGATTGACGTTGCTCCTCGAGCTGATTGACTTCGTCCTCCAGCTGTCGAAGCGGTATGTACTTTCGATATACGCCGAAATATCCAACGACAGTCGTGACAGCGACACCAGCCAGAAATCCGATGCCGGCAAATATCAGATTCTCACGATTCATGTTCACTCCTTTCGAATAAAAAGGGAGCGCCACGATTCCAATGACGCTCCCATGTTACATATAATGATCAGATCTGATCGTAGACGATGCCGTCGCAGTTGAACTGAAGAAGGATCTCTTCCTTGCCATCCCATGGGCAATCCTTGACGTTATCCCACGGATCATCGCTGCAACCGAATACGCCGAAGTCGACGATCGAATCGCGATCAGGCGTATTGATCCAACCAAGCACGGCGCCTTCCTTGGTATCAGGAAGACCGAGCAGACGATAGACATCGTTCAGAAACAGATGCCCGGTGTAATCGAGCTTGTTCTGAGCACGATCCAATGCGGACTTCAACATCACGGTGTTCATGTCCGGGGATTCATGATCCCAGATCTGAGAATCCGGTCCGAACCATTTATCGGTCGGACTCAGCGTCTGGACATTCTGCTCCTTTTTGGTCTCGATGACCTTGCCTTTGTCGTCGGCGACTTCGACGGTGTCGATGCTCTGATAGAACTTCTGATCGACCTCTTCGCCATACTGGGCCACGACACGTTCGCGATAATCGCTGAACTTGGCGGTTACCGCAGCGAATGCCGAAGCCACAGCCGTGTATCGAGTCTGGAGGATGTTGTGTGCCGACAGAATGCAGGCGATGCTCAGCCCGGTCAGAATAATGGTCGGAGCATAGAGCTTCGCATACGCCACGGTGGTACGCATGTAGATAATCTGCTTCGATGAAGCCGCTTCATTGACCGTGAAATCGCCGTCATTGAGCTCGCCGTTGTCTACCATCTTTTCGAGGGTTTCGACGCGGCTCATCTCGGTTTCATGGTTCTTCTTCACGTCATCGATATGCATGGTCGACCGACATGCGGTGACAGTTGCGGCAACGCCCAGCACGATGCCCGAATAGGTCAGGATTTCCGGGCTATGCTTCTTCAGAAAGAGACCGCTCTTAGCTGCGGTTTTGACCAATGTGCTTTTGATAGACATGTTTGCTCCTTATTTGTTGTTGTACGCGAACTCGGTTTGCAGAGTCCACTTGTTGGTTGATTCCCAGCGAAACACATAGTGCGCTCCGCTGAATAATATGATCAATGCCGTATGGTTATCCATTCGGCGGTATTTCTGAACTCGCTCCGAGAGTTCCGGGAAAAGCTGTTGGAATTTCACCATGGCAATAAAACGATCCATCATATCTCCTTGATCGTGCCGAAATCATAACTCGGATCGGACGTATATAGATATTTTCGTCCATCCCTGGTTGTGATCACGGCCGTATTCGGCAATCGTCCCGGCCAATCAATAGTGATATCAATCGTCAAGTTCGCTATCTCCGGAAAATGTCGAAACAGGCGATGCAACCATGATCTATTGATCAAGGATATCGTTCTGGCTCGATCGGACTCCCGAATATCGTCGACAGTCAACAGCATCTGATGATCGGTTTTATCGATGCCGTCTATGATTGGATATGCCATTCTGATCGTTCCTCGCTTGCTCTTTGATTGCTCGCACTCGTTTGAGCACGATCGGTATTTGTTCGTCTGTCATTTTATCGACTTTATAAGCCCATGACGGACTCGAATACCAGTTCCTCAGCTCGTCCCGGTCGCTCATTGCAGGTGCTCCGTAGGTGGAAGTTCCACAATATATCCGCCATAGATCGATCGAACACGGCTACCACGAATATCATGCCAGCCCCAATTCTGATCGGTATATTCAGCGGTGATTCCGGCGAATTCGTAGAAGTCCTTCACCCGAACGACACCATATTGCTGAATATAATCATTCATGGCCGTCAAGACATTTTCAGCCGACGGTTTGTCTGGGAACACGACTTTGCTGAAATCGTGGCGTTCACGAACTGTGCTGTCGATCACACGTCGATTGCTCGACATGGCGTTATAGTTCGTGTTCTGCGAATAGCTCGGGTTATCACGTCGAATCAATCGAGGACTGGTCGGGCGATAATCGGACGTGCTCATACCATACACCATTCGTTTCGTTCCGCCGATGACCATATCGACGAACGTATCCTTAAGCGCTGGCACTAGCACATCGGTCAGCATATACATCATGACGTCTTTCGGATCACCACCGAAGAAGCGCTTCACGCCTTTCTCGACCATGGTATCCTCTTTGAGTTTACCATGAGCGACTGCTGATTTCTTCGGCGCTTCTTTGGATTCCGGAAGACCCAAGTTCTGTCGAGAGACATCGACGACTAATGGCTTGCGATCGTCTTCAGCCATGCTCTTCATCCTTTCGAAATAGACACGGAAAGGGCCTAGACATCGTCCAAACCCTTTCCTTGTTACTTAATATATGAGAATCAGTTATTCTGCTGGTTCAGCTGAGCGAGATACTGCGCCGCTTCCGGCGTGAGTGCAGCCTTAGCCGAGCCGTTGCTGATGGCATTCAGGCGATCGGACAAGGCCTTCGGCACCAGACCAGTGAAGAATCGCGTAGCGAACTGGTCATCGGACATCAGCTTGCCCAACAGACTGTCGTACGCTTCAGACTCCATGAAGATCTTGGTAGTTTCGGGATTCTTTACGAAATGCGCTTCGCCATCGACTTCGGTTCGCTTGCCATACGATGCCTTGATCAGATCGTCGATCAGATCGAACGTATCATCCGGAGACGCCTTTCCGGAAGTCACGGCTTCAAGCTTTTCCTGGATGCCGTCCTTCAGCAGTTGACGCATTTCGCGCATGGTGAGATGGAAATATGCATCCATGGTCTTGCTGTTGCCGTCGATGTCCTCGTAGGAAATGGTTTCCTTGATCATGTTAGTTTTCCTCCTGTTGGTTGGACATAGCCACTTTTTGTTGGGCTATGAGTTGTTTGAGTTCCATATCCTGTTTCACCGCTTCGCGAATATCGTGATCGCGCTGCGCCAGAATATGGTCCCCGGTTATACGGAATGCATACTTACCCGCAAGCTGAGTAAGCACGCCCGTACAGATGGATTTGCCCAATCGGATGCCAAGAGGCTTCAGATATGGAGCGGCCGCTTTACCGGCTTGGGCGAGTAGGGAAATATAAGACATGATTTGCTCCTTGTTGATACTCAAATAAGATTACGATAGTCAGCCATCGGCGATTCGTGGAAATTCACCACGAGTGCCGGTTTTCCGTCAGGGGTCAATGTGGTGCTGAAACTCAGTTCGATTGGATGTTCCGACGTCCAACCGAGATCATCGCCACAACCGATATATGGCAGATCCAAGGCCTCATAGAAGTCATTCAACGATGCATACATTTCAGCATTCATCTTGTAATTGACATCATTCTGGGCCTTACGGATCTTCTCCAAGGTTGACGGGAAGAACCGTCCGCTGAATCCGTCCATGCACAGCACATTGCCGTCGCCAATGACCACGGCCGAAGCATCGTCTTTGGATTTTGCGATTTGGTCCTTGGCTACGGCCGCTTCGATTTCCTTGGCTTTCTTTTCGCCAACGATCTCATGCACCTTATCGCGATAGATGGTCGCGGCTTCCTGGGCCATGGTATATGCCGAGGAATATGCGATGATTTTATGTGTGGCGGTCTGGTGGGCTCCGACGATCGCAGTAATCGTCGCACCGACCGTCAACGCGGTCGGAATATAACATGGGGCAACTCGTTTGACGAGCTCCTTCTTGTCACATGGCTTGCCATCGAGCTCCATGCGATACTCCAGCAGACGATCGTTCGCCTGAATGGTATCTCGTGACGCCATGATGGCGGTTCCGATCACACCAACCACTGCCGTGCCTGTGAGAATCGTATGTGAGTTTCTTCCTAGAAATTTTCGACCGTTTGTGATGATATTACTCACCATAACAACCTTTCTGATTTGTATATTGTCGGTTCGCTAATAAAATATCATATAGAATATGCATACTATTAGAACTAATAGTATTAATAATAGAATAAAATCCATATGTACGACCGATCAAAATATAAAGCCAAAGCCGCATGTGCGACTCTGGCTTGTAGAACAATTCACTCTTGCGAGGAATCTGTGGATTCAGCGTTGGAATTCGATTCATCGGATGAGGAATAGTTCCAATTGTCGTCCTCGTCGTCAACATCGTCGGACTTTCCCAGGTGAATCAGCAATGCGAGTCCTGCGGCGGCAGCGGCTCCAATGGTGATATCCCTGATACGGTCCTTATGATCTTTGACGAACTGGACGATCTTGTTGGGCTTCTTCTCCTCGGTCTCGACGACTTCGGTGGTTTCCTTGTTCTGATCTTCCATGATTTTTCCTTTCATTAGGTTGTGTATGGTTCTCATTAAGGGGGATGTATGATTCGCGTTTACAGAGTCTAACAAAAGCACGAGTTGTTTACCAGTTGTTTGGCGATCCTTTTCCGCAAGACGAATGGGGTCGTAAGCACACTGGTTTCGACTCGTATCGTGTATACTCCATCGGCTTCGCGATTCATTATCGTCACGTCCTTAACGTGACCTGAATTATAAATCGCGGCTAATAGCTTCGATTCGGCAACAATGGTTTTGGCATATGCCTTAACCACCGTAACGTAACCGAGCTGGAAATGCTGTTTCAGCCAAGCCAACTATCCTCCACTTCATCTGAAGGGTAACGTCCTCGTTCATCGTTACGACGAACGACCTTCATATAAGCGTTCTCGATCTCGGTCTGAGAAAATCCGAAAGCGAATGCGATATTCACCAGCGTCTGGTATACGTCACAGAATTCTTCGAGGGAATGCTGACGAAGCGATTCATAATCAGCTTCCGGATCATTCTGCCCTTTCAGCTGGTCTTTGATCGCTTCCGTCAATTCGGCCGCTTCTTCAAGTGTCTTGAGCGGAGCATGTTTCCCTTCCGGAATCTGTTCGCTATCAAAAGCCAATCCGATGGGGAAACGGACTTCCTGCTCGCCCTTGCTCAAATATACGCCGTATTCCTTAGGGTCATCATAACTCATAGCAGACCTCCAAGTTTCTTTTCAAGTCTTGATTTCAGAAAACGAGTTTTGAAATCGGCACGATTGTCAGGATTGCTGAAATATAATGTTGCCATTCCAGCCAATGGGATAATAACCTTGGTAATCCAGAGTCGTGCTTCACGATACAATTCAATTTTATTTCTCATGTTTTGCTCCTTAAAAATAAAGCCAAAGCCGCATGTGTGAAATGCGGCCTTAGCCTTTGATGTCATTAGTCATTATTTAGATTCGTGTCATCAGCAGTGATCGGATTCTCCTCGTCATCCTTCTCTTCAGCTTTCTTTCCGATGTGATAGAGAACGCCGAAACCGGCGATTCCTAGCAGCATCGAAAATACGCTGTAGATAAGGGCGCAGATAGTGTACTTTCCGAAGAAGGTGCTAAACTTCATGATAACTCCTTTATTGATGGTTAATGGTTCTCATTAAAGGGTATGTTTCATTCGCGATTACGAATGTTCGTATTCGGCGTTCCACAACGACCATCGTGTCGGACCCCACACGCGAAATATCCATCGAGGCATATTGTTGTCTAAAAAGGACAGTGTTATACATTTTGATGATCGTGTAATGTATTGCCTAAAATCGCAGTCGAACATCCATGGCGCTATCTGCTCGATAAAACGAGTAAGCTCATTGTTCGGTGTATGGATATCAAAATCCCCATCGACAATTGTCATATTCGTGCCGTTTCTCACTGCTTCGGTTTGGATGCAGACAGCGCCGTGGTAATCCGTGTACACCCAGAATGATGAGCCATTCGGTCGAATATACTGACACCAGCCACTGTTGTGGTTGCGAGGCGCTTGAAACGGCCCGCACGAATTATCCATGATCTTGGGAAAGAGTTGCGATGCCATCTCTTCATTGGACAACCGACCGCTGAAATTCTGCGCAATTAACATGTTTTCTCCTTAGCTATAATCAGAATTCCGGATTGTGATCGAACACCGGTTGAGGCGCTCGTTCATAATTGATCTCTCCGCGATTGAACGCGTTCATATATCGCAGAATCCGATCGGTTTCTTCGGTCACGGTTCGACTGGTATCGTATCCACCTTTCGAGAATTCCTCGAAATTGACCCATCGTTTACCATTAGACATCATGTCCACGACATCGGTAAGCCGTTCTTCGAGTACAGCAAACTGAGCTGCATCGTCGCGTTCCCTACGACTGATTTCCTCCGGATCGTCGCCTCGAAGAAGTAGTCGCTGATATCGAATATTGTCATCGATATGCAGATAGACTCCGAATCGATCGGTGATGTGGTCTTTGATGGTCAAATATCCTGTCGGATCGAGAATGGTCACGGTATCGTCATCAGCATTGATATCCTGGAGATTCACGCCGTAGCGCCACGTACCGAATACGGTCCGGTATTCTCGAACGGCCACCAAATCCGGCAAAGCCGCATCAAATTCAGCATCGTCCACGAACCAGTAATCGACACCATCCTCTTCGTTATCGCGAGGAGGACGTGTGGTCACTGATACGACGCGCCGAAACCCTCGACGAGCAAGTTCTTCGGCAATGGACGTCTTACCCGAACCCTGCTTGCCAAGCAGGATAATATGATTGGTATAAGCACCGGTCATGTTACCACTTCCTTACCTGGAAATTGGCATGGAATATATCGTTGATCGCATCAAGTCCGTCCATGATCTGAACATCGTACTCATCCCAGGTTTCGATTGGAATATCAATGCGACGCTCATATAGTCTGCAAGGAATATCACGTCCAAGCATCCAAGCATAGAACATATTCAGAGCGATTTTTGGTCCTGAAATATGAGGCGATATCTTATTATGACGTTTACGAGTGAATTTAAGTCGTCCAACTGGTCTTCTTGCCATGTTTTACTCCTAAAAATAAAAAGCGAATGGCCAAGTGTCATTCGCCAGTAATGTGTCAGTCGTGGTAGGCTTGGTCCGACAATGCTTTCAGATAACGTCGTACGACGTCAAGCTGTAGACTTGCGGTTCCGAGCTTGTCCATGACAATACACACAGCATGGTGTTTGCGTTCTTGACCATTCGGCAGTCGATCGTAATATCCTTCGTTGAGACGACGGATCACGAGATCAACATTGTCCTCTTCCTGTTCTTTGTCCCAAAGTTCCTTGACGCGGTCCTTTGCAGTGCTGAACAGATTCTTGGATGTTGTCTTGATATCCATATTCCTCCTTTTTTGTAGATTATTCGGTCATTAAAGGCCATGGATGAATTGCGATCCAAAAAAAAAAAAAAAAAAAAATAAAGCCAAAGCCGCATGTTCGACTCTGGCTTTTGACGTAATCCTATAGATCACATGTCAGATCTTCGGTTTGGGCAGAAATCCGAGACTTCTCGAACTGATGGTGTGATTTGTTTCGAATCCCAACAGGATAACGATTCCAGCGAGCGAGACTCCGGCTTTCACGACGGTTTCGATGAGGCTCTTCCGATGGTCATTATAGTCGTTCTTGACGGCGACCAGCGACTTCAGCGATTCCAGATTGTGGTTCGTCATTTCATCATGACGCTCCACAACCGAACTTGTGACGTTGCCGTCGCCATCAAGAGTGTCTCTTGTGACTTCGGAAGTCCTTGTCAAATCATCGTTCAAATCGGATTCGTTCTCCGGATTCATCTCCTCCTTGAGACGATCCAAATACGCATCGATTTGTTCATCGAACTTCTGATTAATGCTCTTCGATTGATTGGACATGTTTGCTCCTTTCGGTTATGTTGTCATTAAAGGCGATGATTCATGCGCGAAAAAATATAAACGCCATGTCCGGTCTCAGTGGTGGTACGTGGCGTTACAGCTATACTCAACATATCGGATAAATGAGAAGCCGCGTGGTTAACGGCTTGTCATTATTAGGATTGATCAAGCTAGAACAATCCGCAGACGATGAGGACAATCGCAATAACGAATATAGCGATGATGGCGATTGCGCCCCAGACGACGGTCTTGAAAATAGTCTTGATGAGGTCCATAATAACTCCTTTGGTTGATATATAGCTTCTCATTAAAGACCATGATTAATTCGCGAATGCATCATCAAACCTCTTACCCAAACAAAATATAAACCATACGCATCATCGGACAAGAAGCAAAGCAGATGGCTCTGCTTCTATTGATCATTCCTGATTAGAGGAAATGGTGTTCAGTGTTCTTGCGTCAAAGCGACCACATAGTACTCTCCAGCGAGAGCAGCGATTGCGATGGCAATGGCGGAAATTCCAGCGAACATGTTTTTCTCCTTTAATGATGGTATGGTTCTCATTAAAGGGTATGTTTCATTCGCGACTGCAAACATAAAGCCAAAGCCGCATGTGCGACTCTGGCTTGATGATCATTCATCAATATACATTGTTTCAGCGATCTTTTTTGCGATTTGATCTCGACGCCCGTGTCCCCACGTAGTGATGGTTATGTACAAGGTTGGATGATCGTAAAATGGATACGTTACTATGGCATGGTCATAGCTCTTTACGTACGGTAAAGAGCCGACCGTGTTAAGAATCGTATTCACTTGATCTTGATCCTTGCAATATCCATCGGCAGTGAAAGATTCGGTTCGGTTCAAAATCTTGTCGATGATAAGCATGATTACTCCTTTGATATTGTTGAATTTCTTCAATAAAGGACATGTATCATGCGCGAAAAAATAAAGAGCAAGCCGCATGTGCGGCTCACCCTTTTCAGACGAGAGTGATGGTCTTCAGATAATCTGCGAATGCACTCATGTCTTCCAGGTTGGTGCAGACCATAATCACCCGAAGTTTCTTCGTTTCGGTCGTAAGAATACCGCTCTCCGTTTCCGGATCGCAGTGGTTCTTGATCCACTGAACAAGCTTCAGGCAAGTGTGCTGGCTGTACTGTTGGCTGACATAAGTAAACGTATCGTTCATGATTGCTCCTTTATGATAGATTCTCTTGTCATTAAAGGCCATGTACGATTCGCGTCGAGGCAAAATATAAGAGCCCATGCGCGTGACATAGGCTCTTATATGATATCATTCGGCAGTGCTCTCGGTGTGGTCGTCCGGATCAGTCGAAGTGTTCCACTGATCCTTGGCACGCTTGAGCAGTTCGTTGATACCCCAGCTCAGTGCCATGCAGACACCAGAGACCGTGGCCAGACCGGCCGTGGCGGCCTCCATGCCGGGAACGTGACCGAGCTGTGTGCAGACACCGGCGATCACGATCAGCAAGACGCTGAGTGCTGGCAGCCATCGACGTGCGGCCTTGACGAGGCCGTCGTAACCTGAATCGGTGAGAAATGACGTTTTCTGATCGGTGTGTTCGGCCATGATATATGATCCTTTCTTCTGTGCTTTGCGTGAGAAAAGTATAAGAGCCCATGCGTGGTGCATAGGCTCTTATACTTTATTCTGAAATTAATGCCTCCATGATGGCTTTAAATTTCCTGTGTGGAATCATGCGGTATTTCAATGCCTTAACGATGACTCTACTAATAAACCAAAGGGTATACTTCTGCTTGAATATCATGCATTTTACCAGTCCGCGTTTTTCGACGACTACGCATGGTATGCGAATATCGCTGTCGTACGCGACACAGGTGAGCGCCAAATATCCAAGATATGTTATACCCCTGATTATGCATATATCGTTCTTGAATTGTACTTCATAGTTGCCACAAGGATTCTTGCTGTTTTTCATAATGGCTCCTTTCATTAGGGGCCATGTATGACACGCGACGTTTTAATGATCCATAGTACTATGAATCGACGAAATCGATTTGAACGGAAGGTCCGATATGTCATCGATCATTTTCTTCGCCAGACCGTTTAATCCGGACTCCAGATACGGGTTGCCAAGATACTTCATGAAGTCGTCGTATTCCTCATGAGTAATCCATCCGCGGTCAATGAATTTCTGGCCCTCCTCTATAATTTGGTAATGTGCCATACCACGGGTCATAAGAAGTCCGGTATCTTTTTGTTTTGCTTTATACAAGATCAACGTCCACAATCCACTGGATGCAAATACCGATCCAGCAATTGTGATCAATATTTCGATCCAATGCATTGATATGATCCTTTCTATATAATATATCGGAGGCTCCTGGGAGGCGTATGCTCCCGGAAGGACGCTGGTGGGTGTG